AGATAAAGGAGTTCATGGCACTGTATGGCATAGTGGATATTAAAATGCGGATGCTTCGCATTCCGGAACTCAAAAAGATTATGGGATTCCCTGAAGATTATGTTTTAATAGGCACACAAGCTGACCAAAAGAAATTTATCGGGAATGCGGTGGAGGTTACACAAGCGAGAAAAAATACTGAAGCACTTTGTAAAGTATTGAGAAAGTTGAGATTGAAGAAATTAAAAGAAATAGCTTAATGGAAAATGGAAAACTTATATTAGATGCCTGCTGTGGCAGTAGAATGTTTTGGTTTGACAAACATAATCCTCTTGCCTTATTCGTTGATAAGAGATCAGAGATAGTAACAGCCAAGGATAGAGATAAGATCAGAACCATAGAGATAAAACCGGATATAATAGCAGATTTCACCCACTTGCCGTTTGAGGACAATTCTTTCTACATGGTGGTGTTCGACCCACCGCACCTGAAAACACTTGGTGAAACCTCATGGATGGCTAAAAAGTACGGAAAACTGCCGAAAGACTGGCAGTCACTCATACACGATGGATTTACTGAGTGTATGCGCGTCTTGAAGCCTAACGGCACGCTTGTATTCAAATGGAACGAAAGTGAAATAAAAACAGTGGATGTATTGTCTGTTATCCCTTTTAAACCTCTATTTGGGCATACCACTGGAAGACAGAGCAAGACAATATGGATGTGTTTTATGAAACTGCCAATTAATTCATAACGATATAGAAATGAAGTATAAGGTTACATATATCCTACAAAAAGAGGTCTCTGTGATTGTTGATATAAAAGACAAAGAACTTAACAGAGAATTTAAAAGACTTGGTGAGATCCACTCTGATTCAGATTTTAATGGGGTGTCTGATCCTCGTTGGAAGATAGAAGAAAAGGGATATGAAGAATTTTCCTGTGGTGAACATTATGACGAGGGAGATGAAGACATTATTAACAGATCTATCATGAGATTTAATGACTAATCAACAAGGAAAGGAATCAAATGATAATAGCATGGTTTTCTTGCGGTGTAACATCCGCAGTAGCTTGTAAGATAGCGTTGAGTCTGTACAAAGATGTACAGCTTTACTACATAGATACTGGCTCCGGACATCCCGATAACATCCGGTTCCTTGCTGATTGTGAAGATTGGTACGGTCAGCCAATCCACACTATCAGAAGCGATAAGTATCTCAACGTAGAGGATGTGTTGGCTAAGAAAAGATTTATCAATGGTCCTACTGGTGCAGCTTGCACATTCGAATTAAAGAAACAAGTCCGTTACAAGCTGGAAAAAGAGTTGGGAAATTGGGACGGTCAAGTCTGGGGATTCGACTTTGACCCGAAAGAAATAAACCGTGCTGTCCGCTTTAAACAGCAATATCCTGATACAAAGCCGTTGTACCCACTTATCGAGCGACAGATAACCAAGCAAGATGCAATGGGAATGCTTTGGAAAGCCGGCATTGAAATCCCTGCCATGTACAAGATGGGTTACAATAACAATAATTGTATCGGTTGTGTCAAAGGTGGAATGGGCTACTGGAATAAGATACGGAAGGATTTCCCGAATGTGTTTGATCGGATGGCTAAAATTGAACGAGAAGTAGGAGCAACGTGTCTGAAAGACCAATCTGGAAAAATATTTCTTGATGAGCTTTCTCCTAACCGTGGAGAAATGCCGGAAGAGATGATACCGGATTGCTCTCTTATATGCCAAATAGAATTTCAAGAATTACTTGACCGGCAGGTAGAACGAGTTTTAAAAGGAGAAATCAGTATTAATGATGTAACCTAATTAGCTTCAAATGATTAGAAAGGAATTAAAATATCATGAATGCCTTACAATTTAAAAAACTGAAAATCGGAGATCGAATATTAACCTATAATGGTACGTGTACCACAGTGACTGACATTGACCGTATGGCAGGAAAGCTGACCTGTGGCAACGGACAATGGAGGGATTACCATCGTGTGCGTATGGCTGTTGAAACAGAACTGCTGGTTGAACATAAGAGAGTTCAGGATTACGTACCACCTGATACAGTCATTCTTTCTCGTGCCTTGTTGCTTAAATTGGGCTTCTCAAAAGTATGTATTCTTCGCGCTATAGAAAATTGCGGGCCGGATGGTTTTTTGGGAACCTTGCAGGATCTTTTTGTCAGAACGGAATTCATCTCTATCGAATATGTGCGGAATCTTGTTCCGGTAATGATAAGGGAAGGACTGATACAAAGAAAGGTTGTAAAACGTGGCTTGTTCAGGCTGACTATTAATAAATGATTAAATAATATACTCGTATTATGGGACAGGAAAGCAGACGGAAGTCTTTTGTTTTTTATACTGAATGGAAAGAGGTGCTAGTGGATTATCCACCGGAGGTCAGACTTGAAGTGTACGATGCGGTCATTGAATATGCCGAGTCGGGGACATTGTCGGAGCTGAGACCGTTGGCTAAAATGGCATTCTCCTTTATAAAGAAACAGATAGACTCTAATAAAGACAAATACGACGATATTATAGCAAAAAGAAGTGAGGCTGGCAAGAGAGGTATGGCCAGTCGGTATAATAAGGATGTAACAAAAGATAGCAAAAGTAACAAGTGTTATCACAAAGTAACAAATCTAACAAGTGATAACAAAAGTAACAAGGGCTATCAAAGCGTAACAAATCTAACTATAAATGATTATGAGAATGATAATGATGATGTTTTATTTCAAAAAGAAGAAGAAAAAGTTTTTGGTTCTTCCCCCTTGAAACCCTTGCAGGAATTGTTTGATGAGATGAAGCGGAACGATTCCTGGGCGGAAGGCCTCATCATGAACAAACATCATGAGGGATACAAGGCTTTCAATCAGGAAACATTATCGGACTTTCTGGAAGAATTTTTCCGGAAACTTCAGAATGAGAATTGTACAATGGTCAATCCGGGAGACGAATATAGGCATTTCTCCAATTGGCTGAATAAAAAGCTTGAATGTAAATCCGATGAAAGAACCAAAACAGATAAAAGAACTAATGCCCGGACCGGAGGACAGGACTACAATTACGGTCATGAAATCGATCCCCCACACATCATCAAACTGGGAGGACAGGGGAAAGTATAACTTCCGGATGGGAGACGTAAGGATGATGTTGTCCGATGAGGAAATAGAGAAGTTCTGGAAGCACAGGCTGATACTTTCCATGCGGAAAGTTACTCCTGATTTCATGGTGGACGGTTCAAATTGTCAATTGCTAAGCGAGATATACCAATGGGTATGGCATAAGTCAGATGTGCTGTCCGGAAAGAAAGGAATATTGCTCTATGGTCCGGTGGGAAGCGGGAAGACCACCATTTTGAAAGGATTGCAGGTCTATATGGCACTTATCAACAGACTTGTATACGGTTGTCGCCGTTCCGACATCTGTTTTGAGATGCGTTCGGCCACGGAGATAGCCTTACGTTATTCCTCCCAAGGTACGGAGGCGCTTGACAGATGGACAACAAAAGGCATGGCCGGACACCTGATAATTGACGAGATTGGGCGGGAGGAAAATGCAAAGCATTTCGGTACGTCGTGCAATGTCATACAGACCATCTTGCAGATGCGTTACGAACTTCGGCATGAGATGCTTACATTCGGTACGACAAACATCGACATGGAGGATTTGTCGCAGTTTCGCAACCTATACGGAGATTATGTGTTGGACCGTGTCAAGGAGATGTTCAATATTGTTCACCTTGGCGGCAACAGCCGTCGTAAATGGATATAAAATGGAAAAAGAACTAGAAAAACTACAAAGGCAGCTTGCTATGGCGATAAAGGAACGCCGTTACGCCAGAATGGCCGAGCTGCAACGAAAAATTGCGGCCTTGCAGAATGTTCGTGAACATGTGCCGTTGTCATTTCTTCTACCAAAATTTACACCACAGGAGAGGGATAAGGCGCTGGTGTTGATGCATCAGGTATTCGTATTCGCTGACATGCTTTATGGCGCGGCGCTGGAGTTCGAGGAGTATCTCAAAGGATTTGATCGTTCCGTAACCCTTCCCGTAGTGGTCAGGGCGAAGAAGGCTGCGGCAGAGTGCCGGGACATAACCCGGTATGTAGACAGTTTCGGTGATGAGCGTATGAGCGCGTTATTCGGAGAAATGTGTGATGAAATAAGCCTCAACGCACAGAATGTTATTTATCGTTATGTCCGCAAGGAAACAAAAAAACAGGAACCATGAGAAAAAAGATGTTATTATGGGTGATAAGACTCATACGGCTCTTCCACAAGGAGGATCAGTTCATACCGCAGTTGCGCTCCGTTCCGGAAGGCAAGGTGCTGCCGAACAGGCTTTACCGTCATTTCGGACGTATACTTGTATCGCGCGCTAATCCGCAGAAAGTAGAGATGCGTTATTATTATGCGGAGATAGATCCGGCCATGTCCGTACGTCCGAAAGATGATGACTGGAAGGAATGTAGCGAGATACATTATAACGAGCTTATGACAAGAAAGGATGCGGTTACGAAATATGAGCAGACCGGAGCACCGTGCGAACATTGCGCATGTCAGATATATGGTCTTCCATGTCATTGTGCTTTTCCAAGGGGAGCCATGACAGGCTATTTCGAACTGTTGCATTGCAACAAACAGTATTCTAATAATCCAACCATTTAAATAAAAAAGACGACAATGAAAATTAATGTATTCAGGACACAGTGCAAGGAAGGTGCGCGTGTCTTTTTTGACGGGGATATCACCTGTACGGGGACAGTAAGGAAGATTTCAAAGGACGGGAGTCGGGCGCTTGTGTGCTTTGACAACGGGGATGTGTCCTGGAAAGAGTATTTCATGATCGATTTTATTGAGGACTAGCCATGGAGAACAAGAGAAAAAATATTCTGATCCATCCGGATCATATAGAGGATCTGGATAAGAAATACAAGCGGCTGGAGGAAAACAGAAAGGAGCCGGTAAGGACAGGTTATACATCTATATGCCGTCTTCGGAATACCAGACTGCACAGGGACATTCTTTTCAGACGGATGTTTGTCCGTGACAAAATGCCTACCGGAGCTTTTATAATATTTAAAGAACTGGGGAAGGACAGCGTCATGCTCCAGCCATGCAAGCCTGAATGGATGAGCCGGACACATATCAATCATGTGGGAGGACGTTTCCTCGGATGTCTTCGCTTCTTTTCCAGCTATGCTGATTTGGATACGACACCGCCAAGCCAGATATTGTATGATCTGAAAATAGATCCGCTGGTAACCTCATACACTTTCCGGCTTGAGGAATGGAAAGTGCAGGACGAGCATGACGGTGAGACGGTAGCGTACAAACTGATACCGTTGTTTCCGCTATGAGACTGGCAAACATACCGTCAGATATTAAAAGAACAGCACGGGAACTTAAGATTCCCGTGCTTCAGCATCATATATATGTTAATGGCAGGCATAAGCATGTGACTATAAGTAAAAAATGTGTTCGGAAAGCCGGATTGACGGAAAAATACTCTGTACAGATCGTTGTGCTGGGGGAAGTGAGGGCATATATGATATTCTCTTATGATCCGTTGTGTGAGAACCGTCCCCATCTTCTTTTTCTTCCCTCATCTTGTGAGATTCATAGTCCGTATGTGACACGTGCTTTGCAAAGAATCGGGGGTGGAAATGAGATATGCAGGTTGCGCTTTCATGGGAAGCCGGTTTTTCTGAAAGGCAAGGGCGGTACTGTCGTGACCGTTGTGTGGCGGATCTCGACATCTCCGGTAAGGGATATAGCCTCAACTGTTCAGAATATACAGAACAGGAACATGTAAGTTGTTATATTTGTGATGTTTATTATTCATTTTATAAAAAAGAAGTATTATGACGGAGAAACAAATATCTTTCTCGGGACTTAACCTGACACCTTATTCCGATATTTCTCCTGACGGGCAGCTTTCCGCATCTGTCGGGCTGGAGATTCATGACGGCAGTATCAGGCCTTCTGTTCTTGCCGGAGAGAAATATATCCTTCCACAAAGTCATAACTCCGCTAAACTGTTATATATACATTCCGCTACGTCATATTCACATTTTATTTTTCAAGACGGTCTGTCATTATATTGGGCTGATGTGAATAATAAGGGGGAATTGTCACTTACATTGCTGGATGAGTCTATACCTGCCAGTTCATTGTTGTCGGTAGGAAACACGCTTGTCGCCTTTGCTGAGGACGGGATGCATTATTTCTTATGGAAAAATGGAAACTACAAATATCTGGGGCAGAAACCTCCGGAACCACTTTTGGTGTTTTCCTTGCATTCAACTGTAAGAAGAAGCGGAGAATTTGAACTGTACAAGAAGGAACAGATGTGGATTAATGGGGATAAATGGCAGATAAAAGATGAATATGTACAGGGGATATCCACAAAAGTACATGCTGAGATAAACAAGTATATAGCAGAACAGCAAGAAGACGGATATTTCATTTTCCCTTTTTTTGTACGTTATGCATACCGCCTTTATGACGGTTCTGTCATCATGCAGTCCGCACCTGTGCTTATGTTGCCTAATGACTCCGGTGCACCGGTGGTAGTCAGTAAAATTGAGCGGCTGAGTCAGGTGATTTTTACCGGCATTGGTTATATATCCTCATTCTGCTCATGGCTTTCATACGCATGTGCCAACAATGACAAGGAGGCGATACAGGAGTGGGGGGATATTATAAAAGGAGTGGATATTTTTATATCCTCCCAATTCTATACATTTTATACGGACGGTGAAATAGACATGAGTCAGAGTCTGTTGAAAGATCTTCCCCAAGGCAAGAGCAACACATACGGATATATTATGGATGATTTGTCAGAGTACTCCTATCCACCAAGGCCTTTTAGCGAGGCTTATGATAGAAAGTTTGGAAACGAGGCTGCTGCTACATATGCATGGGGCATGGAAGTACGTAATGAGTTCAAGGAGGAAATATGTAACGCCTCCCTCTTTTATCATGTGAAGACTCTGGAACTGGACGAACTTTCCAGCGACATCCGCTATCTGTTTGGTGCGGAAGGGGACATGGATCATATTTTGAGCAATTTGGAACTTAGGGAGACATTGACAGATGATTATATGACACACGATATCATCATTCCTGACTTTTCCACGACATATAACAGCCGTCTGCATATTGCAAATGTGAAAAGAACTTTTTTCAAGGGATTCAATCCCATGTGTATATCACAATTTCTAGGTCGTGGGGATTCTTCGGTTTCAATATATACGTATATACATGGGAGCAACGGGGATGTTGTAGTCAAAAGTGATACGGAAGTTTTGGAACAGATACTTCCTGTATATCTGTTTTATCCTGATACAGATGCGTATAAAATGGTGATTGTGGTCGGTTCCATGGTGTTTGAGTATCCTTTGGCGGAACATCCGACTTTAAATGGGGCGTATTTTTGTAGCTTGTTAAAAAATACAAATGAATCGTCGGCATCCGTACCGTCCGTTACACCCTTGCAGTCTGAGGAACTGAGCAACAAGATGTTTGTTTCGGAAGTGGGAAACCCTTTTTATTTCCCATTGAATGGAGTTTATACAATAGGGAACGGTGACATTTATGCAATGTGTCCGGTTACTACAGCCATATCACAGGGACAGTTCGGACAATTCCCCATGCTACTGTTCTGTTCTGACGGGAATTATGCGATGAGCGTCAATTCTGAAGGGTTTTATTCAACCATTTCTCCGATACAGAGAGACGTATGCCTGAATTCCAGATCAATCACACAGATGGATTCGGAAGTGTTGTTCATTTCATCCAGAGGTGTTATGATCACAAATGGGGCTTCCATAGATTGTATATCACAGGCGTTGCAGGGAGTTTTCGAACCTGTGCCGGAAGAAATTGGAACAAATATGGAAATGATTGACAAACCTCCTATTGAACTGATCAAGACAGCCATGATAGCCTATGATTATGCGAACCAGCGGATTATTTTTATGCTGAAGGATATGGATACGTCTTTTGTGCTTTCTCTTCCTGAAAACAGATGGAACACGGCCGTGTTTGGACGTGTTAAATCTGTTGTCAATATATTTCCATATTCGTATGTGCATATTGAAGACAGGATTGTCCGGCTCACAGATATATATGATTATTCCTCCGAGGTGATAAATAAAGGGATTGTTGTTACAAGAGCGTTGAAACTGGATACTTTGCAGTTAAAACGGCTTATGGATATGTCGGTACAAGGCATCTTTTCAGGTAAGCAGAAAATGATACTGTTTGCTTCACAGGATGGAAAGAAATGGTATAAGATAGGGGAAACGCAGGCCAGACGTGTGGGAGCGATAAGAGGAAGGTATTTCAAATACTACCGCATTGCGTTGGAAACAGCACTGACAGCTAAAGAGAACATATCAGGAATACGGCTGATATATGATATCATGCCTGAAAAACGACTAAGATAACGACTTATGAAACAAAAAGGTAAAGTCTTGACAGTATTCCGTCTTGAGGGAGGAAGCGGACAGGAAGCGCAAAGAGAGGAAATCGGGAATAGCAGGAGAGGGGGCGTTGGCCTTCCGTCTTATTTACCGGGAGGAGGTAATGACAACCAGTCTATTTTTGACAAGTCACTGGCAGCTGAAAGTTATGTTGATGCAGTTGATATATGCTCATCAACATTCAATTACCTATATAATTCCGCTTTCTCAGATAAGACAGGATGGGAGTTTTTCAATCTTTCAGATGATGCTTTGGGGGCATATACGGATTTGTATGAGTACCGGAAGTTGCTGCATATTAGCAATGGGGGAGTGTTACAGAAAAACAGCCTCATCAGGAAGCCGGAGAAACATAGGATATTTAATGAGAAGAAAGGAGAACTGACGGAAGAGAACATTTCTATAACTGTTGACTACACGGAAGAATATGATGCTTTGTTTCTTTCAGTACGGTTCCTTTGTAAATCCTCAGGTGATCTTACAATAGGTTTTACGGATACACAGGGAGATTATGCGTTGAAGACGAAGCATATTGACCAATCGGAGGAATGGCAGGAATATGAACTTTCTGGGAAATGGGCCGGAATTGGTGATTTTTATTTGTCATTTACAGGATTGATAATCGTTGATATCTTGAGGTTGGCGGACAAAGCGTATGATGATCATCGTGAAGAGTTCAGGACATACCAGAGCCAGACCAAGCAGAATCTTGAGCTTATGGTGTCCGCTATAAACGAGTTGAAACGGATGAAATCAGAATATGACAAAAAATTTGAGGAAATATCAAAATCCTTGATCGAGATACGTGGTGAGATACCGGATGTAAGCGGCTTGGAAACCAGTTTGTCCGAACTGGAAAAACGTGTGTCCGCATTGGAAAAAGCCGGTTCCGGAGATGGCACATAGTCTGATCTTTCGGGACCGGCACCGTATCAACTCCAGTCCGTGGGTCTCCTGCCCATCAGTTTTATTCTTGAACGTAAGGCATCACGCAAACCCTCTATGTCACCGGTAAAGAAATTCGCGTATTCTTTCGCCTTTTCCGGAAGTTGATTATTAAGGACAGCACTCATTACATAATCCACCATCATACGGTGTGCGCAACTTTTGATGGTTTCCGTCATGCTGATATTGAAACTTGCAGGCATGGAAAGCTTTAATTCATACATGCCGAAGTCACCAAAAAAGTAAGTCACCTCCGCTTTGCCGTCACTGCCTTCTATCTTTATCCTCTCGTTTGATGAAGGGATATACTCAAACTGCCCGGTACCGGTTACTTGACCAAGCACCTTGTCTGTTGATGTGCTTACCGTTACAGATACGTCTGTAATAACTCGGATGATGTAACTTTGTCCGGGTATAAGGCTGTAAGTTCCCAGTGATCCAGATGATATCGTTTCAGTACTTCGGTTCATTTCGTTGATTCTCTCAAGACGGTTGTCGTCTGTGTCCCGGCCTGTTATCAGATATTGCTGACAGACACGTTTCACCTCACCGAAAGCCTCCGTCATCGCTCTGGCCACAACCGGCTTTGTGGCCTCATCATCAGGTGTCATTACTTCTGATGCAGTTTCTTCTGTATCTTCGCTCTTTTGTAATGAGCGTCCTATCAGATTGCATTGCACCGCTACATCGTTTACTATCTGCTTTTTCAGCAGGCGTATCCAAATTTCTCTTTCTCTCATGGCTTGTATATTAAAGGATTATTATATCTGTCTCTTAATATAACATCTGGACCGGATGGATTTTCTGTTGTAAGCACATCCATGTCTGTGCAACCTATTCCTGTATAAAGGTTGTCTCTGTTGCGTTGTCCGTAGTCTGCATTTCCGGACTGGCTCTGTTGTAACTCATAGTCATTGTTATTGCGCTGTTCGTAGTCGGCATTTCCGGACTGGCTCTGTTGCAACTCATAGTCATTATTATTGCGCTGTTCGTAGTCGGCTTCTGGTACGATGAATTCTGATCGTTGGTTTAGGGCGGATACTATTTTTTTCAAGTATCCGGATGCACTGGTCCTGTATCCTTCACAAAGTTCTTTATCCGTTGTAGGCTCCAGCCATGCGGCTGCAAGATAATGTGAAGCATACAGTCTCATTGCCGTGCGTATCATGTCCGTGATACCTTCATCCATGCGTATGAAGTTTTTGAATTCAATGATAATTTCATTCCCGGAAGAGGTCATGTTTATATCATTACTGTCTTTAATCTTGCGCCGAAGCTCGCCTTCCGCTTCATTTACTGCGGCGGTAAGATAAAGATCCAGTACAGCTTCATTGTCTTCTGTTGCTGCTATATCTGGATAATTACCGCCGGCTTTTCCTGCCCGGGCTGTAAGCGCAATGACATATTTGAATATTTCCGGTTTGTTTATGGATGTTTTCATAAGTCTTAACTGTTGCAAAGTGCATATTCTTTGGTCATTTTCTTATAATTGTCAAATGCTTTTTCAAATTCTTTCTTCTCATCTATCTTCTGTGAGTTCCATGGAATGAAGGAAGCGATGGATTCGAGTGCGTATTTCCAGTTCCCCTTGAAGCAGATGGCACGGTCGTCTAAATATATGTCGGCTATGGGCTTTCCGGAATTGCTGCCTTTAGACTGATCCGGGTTTTCGTTTATGTAATCATAAGTGATGTGATTGTCATTCAGGTATTTCTTTAATTTGGAACTGGCGGTGCGTGTTGTGAAAATGATGATTGTGAATCCTTTCTTTTTTAGGACTTCCATGGCACTTTGTACACCATCAATCGGATCACCGAAGATGTCATTACCTTTAAATCCGTCGTATTGTGCTATGACTCCGTCAAAATCCACACATATTGTTTTCTTTTCCATATAAAAAACGATTAATAGTACAAATATAATCTCATCTGCCGTATCTGCTTTGATATAATGCTGACTGCATTATATACATTCGTCCAGTTCTTATTAAGCTATTTTTGTCGTAAAAGAATAATGAACATGCGCGATAACGAACAAATATCTGACTCCTTGCTTTACGGGCATCGAAAATTCGACGGACAGCGGCGGGCCAAGAGATGGCTGCATGTAGCCTATAATGCATATTGCCGTCTTGCTCCTTTCAGAAAGATGCGTGCCGAATGCAAATCGTATGCCTACGGAAAACAGTATGAGAGGCAGATTGTTTACAACGGGCGGCATATAACGAAGGAGCAATATCTTAAGGAGAAGGGTATACCTGCATTGCAGACCAACATATTGGGTAAGATCAAACGGGTCGTACAAGGGCAGTTCAGAATGAACGATACCGCGCCGGTATGCAATGCTGTTGATCCGGAGGAGAAGGAATATGCGGACATTATGTCAGCCTTACTCCGGCAGAACATGAAGCTCAACAGGCGTTCAGAACTGGATGCGCGTACTTTTGAGGAATATCTTATATCCGGTCTGCCTATATATAAAATTTCATGGGCTTATCGTCGTGGAAAACTGGACGTGTTCACTGATTATGTAAATCCGAACTTTGTATTCTTTCCTGACAGTCTTGATTTCAATCTTGCAGACATACGGTTTTGTGGTCTCCTTCATGATCTTGACTTCTCCGAGGTGCTTGCTTTGTTCTCACATTCGGATTCTGATGATATAAAGTTGAAGGAGATATATAACCATTGCCTTGATAATGAATATATCGCCTCGCAGTTCAGCCGTGACACACGCACGTCACAGATTGAATCCACCGATTTCTACTATCCTTCGGAATTCGGAAAATGCCGTGTTATTGAATTATGGACGAAGGAGAGGAGGAAGGCCTGGTTTTGTAATGATCCCTTGGAGAGTGAGCCTTATTTTGTTCCTTATGATCAGAAAGAGAGCATTAAGGAAATAAACCGTAGCCGTCTTGAACTTAATATAAAACGTAATCCTGATGGATCCCCCATGCTAGATACGGACGGGGCTCCCGTTACATTCATGGATCCGGATAAATATGCGGCTGAGAATCTGATCACTTATGAACGGAGAATCGAGACGTATTGGTATTACCGTTATCTTTCCCCGGACGGATTTGTGCTGGAGGAAGGACAAAGTCCGTATTGGAATGGATCCGAATCTTTCCATCCGTTTGTGTTCAAACCATATCCTTATATTGACGGAGAATTTCATCCGTTCATATCTGAAATTATCCCGTCTCAGGAATATTTCAATTACTACATGGTAGCCCTTGATTTTTATATTCGTAATGCGGCCAAGGGTGTGTTGATGATAGATGAACAGTCCTTGTCTGACAACATGAGTATAGAGGATATAGCGGAGCAGTATGTGAAGAGTAACGGTGTAATATTATATACAAGCAAAAGATCTGGCAATGCCCCTGATACAAAGACCGCATCATCCATCCCGGGAGGATTCGATTATATCATACAACTGTCACGCTCCATGGTGGAGGACGTGTCAGGAGTTCAGGCGGCACTACAAGGTAAATCGGGAAGTTCCGAGAGCGGTGTGCTTTATCAGGCAAAGGCCGCACAGGCCTCATCATCCATACTGGATCTTATAAATACATTCAACTCATTTCTTACTGAAGTGGCATATAAGGTAGTAAAGGTGATGCAATGTTTCTATACAGGTCCGAAAGCGGTCAATGTCGCCGGTGAATCCATTCCCTATAATATGGATACAATGTATGATATTGACATTGATATCTCAATTAGCGAGGATAGCGACAGCCCGGTATATAGGGCATTGACAAACCAGCTTTTAATGGCACAGGCTGAGAAGGGGCTTATACCGTTCAAGGCGGCATTGGAAGCCGGTAATTTCCCGAACTCCAGTAAGATTATAGCGGTACTGGAAAGATATGAGAAGCAGTTACAGGAGCAGCAGGCAGCGCAACAGATGATGTCGTAAGTAGTGATTGGAAATTTTAATATTTCTTATAATGATGGATTATACAACAATTAGACTGGTGGTTGTAAGTATTAAAAGTTAGTATAAATAATAAAGCAATGAGAGATGTAATTTACAATTTTATCAACGAGCACATGATGATACATATTGTGCTTATAGCCTTGTGTATTGCGGCTACAATGGGGGCGATGTTAGTGGATCTTATCACAGGAGTAATGAAAGCCAAGCAACGAGGAGAGGCAAGAACATCCACGGGGTATAAGAAAACAGCCGTCAAGGCGAAGAAGTATTTCACTCCATTTATAGAGTTGTGCTTCATTGATCTGTTATGCTGTGTGGTTATCCCCTTTCCTGTTTTTTCAATGATTTGGACGGGTTACTGCATTTTCTGTGAGTTTAAATCAGTTCGTGAAAAATCATGGGAAAAAGCGGAGTTGCGCAAGGCTGAGAAGACAATGAGTGTGATTATTGAGAATAAGGATGATATTGCCAAGATCATGGCTCAGATATTGTTTGACAACGAAAACAAAAAAGGAGGATAAGAAATGAAGTATTTTACAATTGCCGAATTATGCCGGTCAAATACAGCAGACCGGCTTGGAATTAACAACAGATGCAGACTGGAGCATGTGACTGCTCTGACTGCCTTGGTAGATAATGTGCTTGATCCATTACGTGAGTGGTGGGGAAAGCCTATAACAGTAAACAGTGCTTATCGCTGTCCGGAACTTAATGCGGCCGTCAAGGGAAGTAAGTCTTCTCAGCACATGAAAGGGGAAGCTGCCGATATTGATACTGGCGACCGTCAACAGAACAAGTTGCTGTTTGAGTTTATCCGCAAGAACCTGCCTTATGACCAATTGATTGATGAAAGCAATTTTGCATGGGTACACGTCAGTTATCGGGCTGACGGTGCCAATAGAAAACAAATGTTAAGTTTATGAGACAAAGAATCTATATATGGATTGCGGTAGCGATAGTACTTTTACTTGTCTTTTCGTGTAAAACCAGATATGTTCCTGTGGAGATCAAGACAACGGAAACAGTGGAAGTACATGATACCACCATAACAGAAAGACTGGTTCCATACAAAGATAGTACTGCGACACGTGACACTGTATCTTTTCTTTCCAACCCTTATGCGTACAGCTGGGCTAGATATTCAGGTGGAATATTGCAACATTCGCTGGGAATATGGCCAAATTCGGTACTTATAGTAACTGTACCTCATTATATGACGGTAACCAAGCGAATCGAAGTACCTAAGATTGTAGAGGTGGAGAAAAAATTAAACTGGTGGCAAAAAACAAAAATAGAGATAGGTGGATGGTCTATGATAATGAATATATTGCTTGTATCTATGATGATTGTCAGATGGTTAAGAAAGAAAGGAGGTGCCCGTAATTTATAGATTGTATTTTTTTCAATTCAGTCTTTCGTTATAACAAAAATCTTCGGCGGTCCGGATTGTAAGAAAAGGACCGCACGCTCCTTATCAGGTAGAAGTCGCTAAGGAGAAACAATACGTCGGAACAAGAATTGTTTTGCGGTCCCAGACTGCTTAACAATTTTCCGACGTATTTTGTTTATCCAAACAGTGATTATATGAAAAGTGATGAAATATATAAGGATGTATTGCAGGTTGTCGCTTCAGTGACGGGAATATCTGAAACAGGTATTATACATAGCAATAAAGAAGAGTGTGCGAATGCCAGATATCTTCTTGTGCGTTATTTAGCCAAGATTTTCTCTGACACGGAGATAGCGTCATTGACTAACAGAACCAAACAGGCTGTCGGCTCGATGCGGCGTAATGCTAAAAAACAAAGGGTATGGATTGTGGAAAACAATTGGAAAGAAATAGTAAACAAACTGGAAAATAAATATTTTATCTGCAAGTAACTTATTCCGTAATTTGCCTTTGCGGTCAATATTGACCGTGATATGTAAAATCATAATTATGGATAATGTAACAGGAATGAGCATCCAGGAATACGCCGCAATGCGTGAGTTGGAGTGCGAACACAAAAAGGGATGGGGCGCTACCGCTGCTATCTGGGTTATCGCTGCTGTGATTGTTATTGCCTTCTTCGTGTACAGTTGGCATAATAACTGTAATGAAAAAGTACAATTTGCAGTAGGGTTGGCTAATCTGACAGGACGTGTTAACTGTATGGAACCTGATGTTCGTTGGGCTGGGCAGCAGTTGTATGCTGCTAACGGTGCAATTTCCGCTACCGTTCAGGGAGTGGGCGACATGAAGGCCAATTTCGGTGAGCAGCTGTTCCAGTTGAACAAGGAGGTCTTCTACAATGACGGTTGTGGCTGTGGCCGTGGCAGAAACGGAGGTTGTGGCGGTTGTGGAAACCGTGAGTTCCGACAGACGTCTACATATAACTTGGCCAGTACCAATGTTACGGTGGATGAAACTTGCCGCAATTGATTTCGTGAGGGTGGGGACTCCACCCTCATTTATTATTAATCGTATAAAAGCTGGACTATGTTTAAATCAAGAATAGAAATTAGGGAGTTTGCGGTAAGACAGGCTGTTGAGTTGCTCGGCACTGGTAGTCCTCAAAAGGATATTGTCGCAAAAGCTAGAGATATTGAAGCCTATATAATAGGAGAGGCCGATTTGCCGGAAGTTTACAATGATACGGAAGCCATCAACGGTATTATGGGAAGTGCGATGCAGATGCTGCAAGGCATATCCTGTTCGGAAATTCCGGTAGAGGATAAACCTGCCAAAAAGAAATAAGAGATGGGGGTGTCCATGTTTCAGTCAAAGAAACCGCAGACAGAGTTGAAGTTTACGACACGTGCGGAAGCGTTCAGTTACATGCTTATGTATATGACTGAGGAAAAACATGCGGATCCGCTGGAGGCAGCGCAGAAAGCCAATGAATTTGCAGACATCTTCGCCAAGAACATGGGTATCCCTCTTAAAATAGAGCCGGAACCACAGGGTGTCGATAAATACCTGTCAATGGCTACCAAGATTGCTAATTATATAGAAGAACATCCTAAGGTGGTTGAATACGGCGTTCCGGCTTTGACATTCGTTGCCGGTCTGTTCACTGGGAAAAAAGTGGAGCAGGCCAATGATAACATGTATGGGCAGCGTCCGGTACCGCCTCAACCGCAGGAAGAAATAGATTTTGATAAAATACCTGATTGATTATGGCATTAAGGAAATTATATATTGTGGTGGATTGCGAGAACGACGAGCAGAAGGAAGCTGTTCAGACCGCATTCAACGAATTGTCTAATACGCGGGCTTTGACCAGCCGGACGGTTATCAGCATGTATCCGTTTTTCAAAAAACATCGTGATGATCTGTTTGAGCTGTTCAATATGGTCAAGACAGGCGGTGTCAAATCGTTGTTGTCTGTAAGAGGTGGAACATTGATTAATAACTTGAGAAAGGGTTGATTATGAGAGTGGAAGGCAAATGTATAGGTGATTGCAGCAAATGCCAGTTGCTGGCAAATGGTGAGGTGGATATGATTCCGTGCATTCTTGACCAGATTTTTATCCGGACAAGGAAAATCGAGAAAGAAAACGCTTTTATCAGGAGAAGTCTTGATTCCATGATGCAGGACAGAAATACAATCCAACTTGCCGGTTTGAGTGATAACGAAGATAAAACAGATTGATTATGAAGTATACATTCAAAGAAATGTTGGACGATGCGAAAAGGGCGGGTCTGACAAGTGACAAGGTCATGATGCGCAGTGCGGAAAGCATGAGCGAGCTTCTGTGCCTTGTGAAGGAAGAACATCCGGAACTGTACTGGAAATTTATGCGTGAGCAACATGGAATCATGTATGGTAATCATTACAATGAAGCTTTTGCGATGTTTGATGTCGGCATGATGAGGTACATTGATAGGGATGGAAAGAAATGTGAGGGTGCGCATTGGACGGCGGAACAGATAGAGGCAAGTACCCGGATGATGGGATTTCCGGCTGGAACTACGAAATGGGACAAGTATGTAGCGTTCAATGCCTTTTATTCCGATCTTTGCACAGTTTATAATGATGAACAGATCATTAAAGGTGCTCATAAGTTCTATTTTGAGGATCAGGACTGGGGGGACACAACAAAGATTTGGGATTATGTGTATTGCAAGAATGCAATGGTCTGATTCTTTGTAACAGACGGTTTGTGCTTATCAAAAACCGAACCGTCTGTTTTTGATAAGCACTATGATTCCAGTTTTTCCCGTATTTCCTTCAGAAGCCGGAAAGAGCCTGCCATCTTGTAATTCCCAAGATTCTGTTTTGCCTGCATTATAAGGCTTTCTACTGTCAGAGGGAGGTCGGGAGAAAATGAGGATTTGTTGATTTGCAATGTTTTCGGTAATTCTCTCGTATTAAACCATTCCACCATTTCCCTTAATTCTTCCTCTGAGTAAGCTTCATGTGTTTTTGCATTTTTCATAATGATCTTGTTTTTGATTTCCGCAAAGATACGAAATTGAAAGCAAATCACAATTATTCAGTATTACTTGTAGAAGATTCAGGAGTGTGTGAACGTATCAAGGATCTAGCTATTGCAAATTCAGATTCCGCACCGGCATTTTCATTTATTGAAATATGATAGAGACCGGCTGCATAATATGCCAATGCTCCTGCATATTTGTTATGAAGGTTGATTTCTCCGTTTTCTGAGATTGAAGGAGTTGGAATATACCTGAGACTGTATCCCCCCTGTTCTTTTACTGCATGGGCAATGATTGACCTCATGGTATCGTTGGTGATGAATGCTACCGGTATTGAGGGACCATTACCTACACCGGGAGCTGATGAATATTGTGCGCTGTATAGTGGCGAATTGTCCGGATATAACATAGTGACCGGATATCTCCACCCAGTCAGGTTCACACTGACAAGCCTGATATAGTCCGCAGGTATTTTTATGCAGGCAAAAAACAAACCGTCAGGACGTTTCTCAAATGAGATTGAGGATGAATCTGTCATTTCCGAAGCTTCGGCCATCACCCCTTCGTCATTCATCAGTGCGAGTAGCGCGAGTCTGATGAACTCTTTTAATGCCTCATCGGTCTCAATCGTGAAACTGTCTTCTTCTGTCGCACTCTCATTGATGATTGTGCGTAAAGTCTTTAGTATATCTTTGACAGGTATCATGAGGCTTAGTCTAATGGATAATTGGGAAATTGTATGCCGTGTTCTTTGCATAATGAGGACAGAGCCTCCTTATTTCCACATTGCGAGCGCGGTACTTTGAATCTGACCTCAAAAAAATCCTTCGCTTCAAGGAATGAGGTCACATTTTCAATATCCTCTTGTATGTCTCTGTCTTCTTGAATGCCTTTTTCTTTGGTCGGTTCTGCACTTTCGGATTCTTTTTCTTCCTGGTTGGAAGATGCCGGAGGAATATAGGTGCACATCCGTTTTCCAAGGATGCTATATCTCTGTTTTACCTCTGTTTTCTGTAATACGGAATTTACGTCATTTTCGTCATGTATTACATCTTCATCTTCTTCTATTGTTTCGGTAATGCGTCCTTCCCGGTACCACTTGTGCGCCCTGATTTTCTCTGCCAGTTCTCTATCCGTTGTATGATAGGTTGATTTGCCACGGAAAAAGGCGGAGAAGTTGATGTACATCATCCGTCCGCAGTGAATGACAGCGAATGACAATGAGGAGTTCGCAACAAATTTATAAAGTTTCTTCATACATTTATAATAATGATGAGGTGGATTTCTCCACCTCTGATGATGATTAAGTTCTATTATGCAGCCTGGGATTCAGGGACCGGAATCTCAACATATTCCGGAATGGACAGACGCGCGTGGGCATCTGGGAATCCGAGCGTCCAGCAGGAGAACTCTTGCATGACAACAGCGTCACTGTTACTGATGAACAGTTCCTTCAGGTTGTATGTGCTACGCTCCCAGTTTTGGAATACCCATTTGTCAAGATATTCAGGATCGAGAGAGAAGCCTCTTCCGTTGAATCCCCAAGCGTTGAACAGGTCATGGCGGTAAAACAGAAGTTTTGTTCCCATGCTTTCGAATGACTGGAAGTCAAGTCTCCATTTGTTGTAGTCACGTTCCGGTTCGAAGATGCGTGTGCGGTTGTTGGTTTTGATCTTGCATAATGCTGCATAGATAGTATTGTCAACAAACACAAGTTTTGTTCGGCTTCCATTACCGGCACCTTCAATGATGCGTCCTACAAGGTCTACAAGCTCGTCCTCCGAGATTACATATTGCTGCACATATTTTCCTTCTTCCACCACAGGATTTCCGGCAGAGTCAAGCACTTTCTCCCAATGTCCGATTTCAAGGTCTTTTCCGGCGCGGTACCAGATACCTTCGCAAGTATATACATTGCCTTGTCCGTTCACCGCATGTTTGCTCTTGATTCCGAACAATCCGGAGGCTTCCATACCGATACGCATGTCCTCCATTGCCATCCGTTCCACACGTGTGAATGACCATTCCACTTCGGTCTTGCTCAACCGGTCATAGATAGTCTGCTCTACCTGCATGATAAAACGCTGGCAATATTGTTCGTCCGGAGACGGAAGCTGGTAATATCTTCCTGTAGACACGTCCTTCTCGGCGGCAGCACGTCCCATTCTTAGAAGGACGGTACCCTTTGCAAGGGTAGGAATAAGATAAGGGTTCTTGTTGCTTGATTGTTTCCCGTTTACAGCATAGACAAGCGGAAGGTTGGTCTCACTGTTGATTGCGTGCACGCGCAGCATCAACGGGTGTTCAGGATCCACTTCATCGGTACCGGACTTGTAACCGGAAACAAATGTCCCATCAGCGTTCAGGACAAGAAGTGTGTCCATTGCACCCACTATGTTGTTGTCCTCCAGTTCTATTGCCTTCGGGGTCTCGGTAGTCATGGCTTCAAGCTGTTTCGCAAGAGTGGCCCGTAGCGGACGCTGCCCGACACTATAGTACTTGATTACGATGCTGTCCGATTTGTTAGTCGCCCCATGGCGCAGAATCTGATCAATAGGTGTGCCGGTAAATTTCATCTCGACAATTGTCTTGTCGATCTGTTTCACGTACCATTCCGCGTCCATGATTTTCTCGTTCTTTGTCACAGAACTTTCACCACCTACTACTTTTCCGCCATCCCCCAGATCCTGGACTGAGCCTCCGTCCGGAACATCGGCTGCACATGCATAGCCTCCGGTTGCTCCGGCAAGGAACATGAGCAATACGGAAAAGAAAAATTTGAATGTTGATTTTAACTTTTTCATTGTTCTCGATTTGTTTTTAAATTTATAAATAAAAAGTTGTGATATGAGCCTGAAAGCGAATAGACGGATTAAATGCGTCTCTTCATGCCTTTATAACGTTGCAGGGTAGGGTCCTCTACTTTTTCCTCACTTCCTCCGTTTCCTCCTCCTCCAAGGTCCGTCGGAGCTTTTTCCGCAAGATTCCTGTGTATGGCTCCCGGACGTGCGGTACGTCCTTGCTTGCGTCCTTCCTCTCGGGCGGCCTCTATTTCCATGTCCATATTGAAGGCATGGATGATTCTTTTCCAATCCTCCGTATCCAGTTCGTGCCGGATAATCTTATGAATGATACCGTCCGCATCCTGTGTGCCGTACAGCCATTCCAGCATGGAAGCCACATTCGCCTCATCAACATTGACCTGCCGCACGGCTTCTGTCAGTGCCTCATCTGTCTTGCGCAGCTTCTCTTCCGCATCTCTTTTTCTTTTTTCCTCATCGGCCGCCTCCTTTATCCGGGCTGCCTCTTTTTCTTTTGCCTTCTTGATGGCTTCCTCCGTTGTTGCGGCCTCCCTGATATCATCTCCGTAATTGGTTATCAGATATTCTACAAGAGAGAACGGCTCGCCGTTTTCATCCATGCCGCTTGCCAGACCGGTCAGGATGCCGGCGGCTCTTGAATCTTCCGCAAGAACCTTGTTGAGGTTCTCTCTCTGTGATTCACTGTCGTCATAGCGTCTGAAAGAGTCATCAAGGAACTCGCCGACAGCGAGGTCGTCCTCAAGGTCGAGGTCCGGTTTTCTGGATGAAACAATGTCTCTCCATGATTTTCTTTCTTTTTTTTCTTCCATGATATGTCATTGTTGTCTTATACTGACAAATTTAGCAGTATTTGTTCAAGCCGGATTGATATAATGCAATCTACAGGAAGTACATTCGCCATCATTTAAACAGGAGGTCACATGAAGCACAAGGGAAATATCAGCGAAATACAATTGATAAGGAACAAGGAGATTGTACGTACATTCATCGAATTGAAAAAGACCTGTGCGTTCTCCTACTACAAGGATATATGCAAGGAGATTGCGGGCATGAAGGCGAAGCAGCATTATGTCAGTGAGGACCGGGCTTACGTGATCTTATACAGATATCTGACCGAAGGCAATATACCTGATTGCAGTCTGTATAAATATGAAATGTATTCCAGTCTGATCCGTTGTTGCCTTGATATCATGAAAAAGAAATCGGAAGCGAATCTCCGTCTTATCGTAAGACTTGCGATAGAGAGGCCTTCCGATTCATTCGGGATAAGTCCTGACCGCATACAGCATATTTTGTGGAAAGCTGGAATGAAATAGGTGTACCGCTATGAAAATGAGATATTCCATGGGGCTTTACTTGTGCATGGCCGTGTTATTGCCGTATCATGAATTCCTGTCAGGAAGTCACTGGCTTTATATGTTCGGACATTCCGGATGGCTTCATTATCTTCTGAACGGGATGGCATGGGCTTTTCTATGGAAGGTGATAACCCCTGCACGGACGCTGGTCGCATGGATGTTCGCTGTCGGAATATCATTTTTTATTCCTTCCGGCAGTCCTGTGATCGGATGGAGTGTCATTATCTACTATTATACGGGCTTGTGCCTGTCCTCCATGGATGGGGGAAGGCGTAATAGGCTGTTTGCCATAACCGCTCTCGGTTTCTTTCTGCCGCATATTGCGGGTGGATATCATGCGGCTATGCTGGCGGCCGGATGGATATTGCGTAAACTGGAGGTTGGATGGCAAAGAACATTAAAATAAACCATATAGAAACTCTTTTCTCAGCTATTGTCATAAGGAATGCGGAGGAGATGATCCGCAGGAACCGTGAACGGGAAGCGGAACTGTTCAAGTCCTACAACCCGTTGACAGGGGAGAACGCTCCCGGAAAACGGAAGAGGATATATCTGGATGATTTTATAAATTCATCTGTTTTCCTTCCTATCGAGATGTTCTCCACCGGTTTTATCTATAAACTGGATCTTGCCGGAAGTATAGAGGAGTTCTGCTGGCAGACATACGGGGAATATAATGAGGATCTTCGTAATACTGTCATTCAGGAGTTTCTCCGTTACTGGGCCAAATACGACTTTTATTTCTATTGTTATGCGTATGCGCGTATCAAAAACAAAGAAGGAGGGGAGGATGTGCCTTTCCTGCTACGTCCGGCGCAGGTAAAGCTGGCTGAGACGTTTGAAAGGATGCGCCGTGCCGGCAAGCCTATCCGTGTCATATTGTTGAAGGCCCGCCAGTGGGGGGGATCCACATGCACACAGATATACATGTCATGGATACAGATAATGCATGTGAAGAGCTGGAACAGCATCATTGTCGGACATCAAGGGGACAGTGCGGCTGAAGTTAAGGATATGTATGTCAAGCTCATAACCCAACTTCCTGAATTCCTTTTTTATGAAGAAGGGGTGGAGTTTGACGGCTCTCTTCCGAAGATCAAGGGAGGGGGAACTTCTAACATAAGTCTTATACCTTCCCGAAACTGCAAAATCAAGACGGCAACCGCGATGAATCCGGAGGGCGCCCGTGGTGGTGATTCGGCCATGGCGCATTGTACGGAGGTGGCGTTTTGGCCTCAGACGGAAAAGATGGATCCGCAAAAACAGGTGAAATCATCCTGTTCGGGAATCCTGTACAAACCGTATACGATGATTGTGTATGAAAGCACGCCGAACGGGCAGAATTTCTACAAGGATGAATGGGATCGTGCCAATGGAACGGATGATCATGGGGAGAGACTGTCCGCATTCGAGCCGTTGTTTGTCGCATGGTGGGAGATAGAGGAATATCGTCTCGATCCGGAAGATATGCTGGAATGGGCCTGTACCCTGATAGAAAGGCGTAACGATAAGTCCGGAAACTGGGACTATATGTACTGGCTGTGGACTATTGGAGCGACATTGCAAGGCATCTACTGGTACAGGCAGAAGATGAAGGAATATGCGGACATACAGGACATGCAGCAGGAGTATCCGTCCGATCCGGTGGAGGCATTCAAGTATTCTGGGCAGCTTGTATTTGACATTTACAAGGTAGAACAACTCAGAAGGTTCTGCCGTGAGCCGGTATTCCAGGGGGATATTACCGGAAAATCCCCGAAAGGTGAACAGGCTGTCGAAGGGCTGAAACTGTTCAGGCGTAAAGGAGGGGAATTGAAAATATGGGAGATGCCAGACAAGACATGGAGGTTGGAAAACCGCTACTTTGTGTCAGTTGATATCGGGGGGAAATATAGGACGAGTGATTACTCTGTGATTACTGTGCTGGACCGCGCGGATATGATGGCCGATAGCGGAGTGCTCAATGAGGACGCTGGACCGCGTGTGGTGGCGGAATGGTACGGGCATACAGATCCGGACCTGCTTGCGATCAAATGTGCGCAGATTGCGTCATTCTATAACAATGCTCTGCTCATTGTCGAGAACAACACGGCTTACAGTAAGCTTAATGATGTAGACACAGACAACGTCAGCGAATTGTTCTTTCCCATTCTTATCCCTCTTTATGATAATGTATATGCGCATAATCGGAGCGAGTTGGAAAAAAGGAGCCAGAAAGAAACCAGATGGGGGTTTAATACCAACCGTAATACAAAAGTGGCCATTATTAAGTATATGGAACAGTGTGTGCGTGACAAACTGTGGATAGAGCGTGAAACCGGAATGATAAAGGAATTGGGATGGTACATGAAATATCCGAACGGCAAATACGGCGCGCTTGCGGGGAAGCATGATGATCGGGTAATGAGCAGGGCAATAGGATTATACGTGAGCCGTTTTGAATGGGACAGATATCCGGTGAGGGTGTTGCCCACTATGGAAGAGAAAATGAATAACATGAAACGCCTCAACAGGTCGGCGACGGGTGCGGAGGCTATATTATATAAAAATTAGTAACATTATGGGAAAAATTAAGTTGTTTTTGAAGGCGGTAAAAAGCCTTGTGCAGAAACGCAGGATCGCAAGTCTGTGGAAGTCCAGCTTGTTATTGAAAAAGGCGATAGAAGAGGCTGAGGAAAAGAATAAACAGGACGGAAGGCGTTATTTTGTCATATGGGATCCTGCACAACAGAAGCTCATCTCTATCACTTATGATTATTATAAGGACAGGTGGGACAGTTATAAATATCTTCTTCATCGGGGAAGGTTCCGTATGCGAATGAACCGAGGGCAGTTGAAAGAGATGTGCTTTTATTACACGAAAAGCAAGAACGGCTTACCTTCCTGTCAGGACGAGGAAAGAAAGGAGAAAATGATAGAATGGCAGAATTATTATCATCGTCTGCTGGTTAGTGACAGGATTCGTGTTATTTCTCGTTGCTGGAATTTAAAGTCATTATGGAAGAAGATAACTTTGCGCTCAAATAAAATAGCACATAGGTATTAGTTTAAGGTTTTAGGGACTCGGGCTTGTGAAAGTCTGAGTCCCTTTTATTATATACATTTCATTGTGAAGCTCTTGCTTATCTTTGAATAATAAAAAATATATTTATATGGAAAGATTTGATTCTTGCTTTCATCCTCATCATGCATGTGATCCTCATCCGAATGAATATCATGAAAATATTCATTATACGCCTGATCAGATTAATGCATTGCTGGGGCTTATTCCTTATAAGGCGGACAGAGCCGAAGTCCCTAAAATGGAAACGTTGAACGATGTCAATTATATAGGTCATGTGGCAACTTCTGAAGCGTTGCCGGACAAGATGGAACAACCGTCATGGGCACTTGTCGGTAGTGTGAAGAAAACAAAGCCGTATTTCTACTATGTTGAAGGATTTGTTCCTAAAGGATATCGGGCCGGATGGAATGATTTGAGCGGTGTTCTGGGAACTTATGATCTCACAGTCGATAAGGTGAGCATCTTCGATTATAATCTGCTGACTGAATATAATGTAAGCCGTAATCATACCCAAGATACCCGGATATTCTCACATGATTGGAAGGAACAGAGATATTTCAGTGCATTTCCTGATTATGTTGAAGGGAAGAAATACAGACCCTGTGATCGTGTCAACATGCCGGGGTACACAAAAACGTCATTTGTAGCACAACGAAGCACGTCCGAGGCCCCTTTTGTTGTAAAGAAGAGCAATGTGTTTACTTTTGAAGATGCCATAGCGCTTGTACCGGAGGAATACAGAATACCCGGCATGAAGGTCACGTTTGTTTCTGCTTACACCAATCAGGCTGAAACATGGTATTTTAAGGGAAATTCTGCTTCGCTTTGGAAAGACAAGAAAAGCTGGTGGAAGATTGATTTAGAGGCGGAGCGTAATGAGATTCATGCTGAAGAGGTATTCATTCAGAAGATGGAAGCACCGGAGATGGTGGCTGATAGGGCCATAGCGGATGAGAACGGCAACCGTATACCGGACACTTATCTTACACGCAAAGCTGTCAGACGTCACATTGAGGATACATTCAATGATATGTTCATTGATAATCCTCCTACCGTGATGGACGGGATGATAACGCCCGAGATGCTTAGTGAATCCACCAAACAGCTTATCGGTAACAAGAGCATAACCAATTTTGCGGATGATGAGGATATTACATCGGTTCACGGTCAACTGAAACTGGCTAATAAAAGGTATGATCCGAATAATTACTCAGGGAAGGGAAGATGTTATCTGCGCAAGAATCTTGTGGCAGGGCGAAATATTCTGACCCAGTCCATGATATGTTGGTCTGATACGATTTATGTCATACAGTATGATTATGATTTGGAGGGGAAAACTATCACTATTCCGTCAAAATGCACTTTAGATTTTCAAGGAGGGGGATTTAGTAATGGTACTGTCGTTGGTGACAATACCAAAATTGAAGCAGGACTGGAAAAGATATTTGGTGCTATAACAATAAATGGTAGCTGGGATGTGGCGGCAGCTTGTCCTGAGTGGTTTGGGGCACTTCCAGATGGAGTACATGATTGTACTGAATCTATACAGGATACCATTAATAATTTTGATATTGTTAAATTAAACAATGGAATTTATTTTATAGGTAATACGATTCAGGTAAGAAGTAATATTACTTTGTTTGGAGAAAAAGGTAAAACTATCATAAAATCTCCAACTACTAAGGAGTTTGATGTAAATGATTTACCAAATGCGAATACCCTTCCTTATATTTTTTACTCTGAAAAAGCTGTGAAAGTTCTATTTAGAGGGCTTTCTTTTATATTGGGGGATTACTATAATGGTATAGGTTTTAGGCAAAGTGTCAATGGGGATACGGATGAGTGGGACGCTAAAATATATGTAGAAAACTGCCATTTTGAGCATGGGTATAGAGCTGTAAGTATTGAAAGGACTTATAGAGAATGTAGAATAATAGATTCTATCTCATATTACGCATGCGGTGACTATGCTTTTTTTATGGAAGGAACTGATAATTCTATTCATAATAGTACGGTTGGGAGTTGTCAACAAGGAGGTATTTATTTATCTCAAAATTCAAGAATGTCTAATTGTAAAGTTTTTGTTGCCAATAAAGCCTGGAGATATAAATATGATGCTGTTACTCCTAGAAGTAAATACGCAGTTTATGTAAGTGGCAGTTATTGCAATGTAACAGGCTTGGATATTCAACAAAATTGTGCAAATGGTATTTATGTGGGAGGACATGATAATTATATTCAAGCTGTTCTGAATGCTAATGGGTATCAAAGAGATAAACAATCCTCAATATTATGTGCTAATGCTGTTTTGAAGTGTAGTAATAGTATATTAATATTTACTTCAACCACAGGCTTTTTAAATAGTTATGTATCTCATTATCTATATTCTGTAGGAAGCCCAGCTTATGCTGTTAAAGGTAATTATATAAATATAAATACGCATGATGAACCAGGAGAAGATACTCCTTATGTGTTAAGCAATTTTTCAGCTTTTAATAATATAATATTTAATGGAGCGAATATAACTAAATGCCATAATCTTCCTGAGGATTTTGTTAAAAACAACATTCATTCAGAAAATGTATCTAGGGGAGAAAGAATGTATGTTACAGTTGGTGCTGGCAAAGCGGTTTCTTTTGATTTGGATGTTACAACTTTTATCACACAATATACTGTTATACATCAGTATTTAACTTTTATAGTTAATCCGTCATTAGCAGTCGTAGATACGCCCTTGTATGAAGTTGGAAGATATAAATTAATAGTAAATGTTGACAACATAGATTATACTCTGAAAACCGATATGTTCCAAAACGGGTTAGTATCAATAGAATCTATTAAATATTTATACGATATAATACCGGACCCGAAGGATTCACAGTGTAAATTAAGATGGGAATTAGCAAATACAAGTAAATCCGCTATAAACTTGGCAATTGATTACCCTATAATTGAAATATATAAAAATAATACAGGTTATGGAAGCAGTTATGAAACTAATATTATTCCGACGGATTTGAGTAAAGATTTTTGTAAGGATAAGAAGGGAATTTATGGGAAAGTTGCAGATAATACTTATGATATTAATTTGGGGATTATAAGGTTTAATAATGCAATTTCTGATCCTCCGGAATCTTATGAATACATTAAGATAACTAAAGTTCCGACAAGCGGTTTTCGTTTTTTATATTCGACATATAGGATATTAACCGAATATTCTTTGCTATATGTAGATAATAAATTGTATATACTATCTGATAGATACGATACTGGCAATGATTCTTTTTTAAATATAAGATGGATATTTGACCCTGTTTCTTATACATTAGACATTTGGATTAAAGTTTCTTCAAAATATGGCAAATTGATAGTGAGAGATACCAAATGGGCTACTCTTAACACTTATGAGTGGTTCCCTAAAAATACAGATCCATATCCGGTAGAGGCTGTTGATGCTGAATTTATTACCTCGGATATACTTACTTTGCCTGATACTTTAATTGGGATAAAAACCTATGATACGTTTGGAAATATATTAACCTGGTCTAAGTCTGATTGGATAAATCCTGACGGAACTTTAGCGACAAAGGTTGTTTTCGCAAGTAAATTAAATGATTTTATTAAAAGTAATACTATATATAATATTATCAGATATATAGATTTGGAAGGAAAAACTCTTACTGTTCCTGATAATAGCGTGCTTAATTTTATTGGAGGTACTATTGGAAATGGAACTATAATTGGAAATAAAACTAAAGTCATAAATCTAAATGTTGATAGAATTGTTTTATCAGGGACTTGGTTTGATTCAGGAATTACTTCTAATAGACCTACTAATGTTTTAGTAGGATTTCAATATTTTGATAGTACATTGTCGAAACCTATATATTATAAAGGTAATAATGAGTGGGTTGATGCTACAGGTGCAACAGTATAATAACGATAATTAAAATAAAAGCCATGTTACAAGAATATCAAATAAGAATGCTAGAAGAGTATAAGCAACTTAATGACCGGGTGGAAAAGTTGGAGAAATTCATCAATGAATCTCCGGTATTTTCTAAAATGGAAGTGCATAAACAAATACTTCAGCGTTGGCAACTGTCGGCAATGAAATCATATCGTGATGCCTTAAAGAGAAGATGTCTGGCAGAAGGATTTTCTCCGTTGACTGGGGATGGTCTGGAATAAATGTTAATTCTATAACTTTTTTAAAAAACATCATGGAAGATAACAACATACAAGATTCTTGCTGCAACAGCAAGTATGCAAGTATCAGGCAGATGGACAAGCTTGATGAAATGTTGGGAAGAAGATTCCCTTTCTATCCTCGTACAGTGATACAGGCGATACATGACGGAAGAACTGGCGCGTCGTTGGAAGCGATACTGGCACAGTATAACAATATTTATGTGCAGTATCAGGGTACAGCGGGACGTACGAGAAATATTGTTCCGAAAGAAATGAGGCGTAAGGGGATCATCATATCATACGTGGATATGCAGGGGAATGCCATAACCGAGAAATGTGTGAATGATGCACAGAGGGACAACTTTCACTGGGGGCTTGATGTCAACTGGGTACGTGTGGACGAACTAACACTCTCTGGAGATATTTCCGTATCGGTAAAAGGCACATGGGTGATTAACGGTGAGGATACCGGCATAGCTGCTTTGGGGCCCAAAGGGGATAACGGACTTACCCCGTGGCTCAAAACGATAGATAACAAGCTTCACTTCTCCTATGATAACGAGACATGGGAGGTGTGCTCGGATTACATTGCAGCTTATTTCCGTTTTCAGGATAACAAATTCCAGATATCGCGGGATAACAAAACATGGTCAGATCTTAGCGGAGAAGTTACAAACAGTTTGTCTATTAAAGCCTATGTAACAGATAAATCACAATATCCTAATCCTAAGCAGGGTGATATGATTATGGTGGGACCTACCTATGCGGACGATGATACCGAACATACCAAGCCCATCTACCACCTGAATATTTATAATGCCGGCGGATGGGTGGATCACGGTCCGTTCCAGTCCATCAATGCCGGTGTGGTGCAGGAACTGGGGAATAGCGAAACTGAAGTCATGTCACAGAAGGCTGTAAGTGAGAAAATTTCCGAGTTAGCTCTACAAGGTAAAATTTTAAAAAATGTTACAGGAATAATACAGGGAGAATATAACACAGGTAGTGACAAAGTGGAAAATAATCATAATGCTAATATTCTACAGATGGTAGATATCAATTCTCACGAGGGAGACAGGTATCTATGTTTAGGCTATGCATCACAGAATTATAGATTATGGGCTTTTACCGATGCTGATGGTAATATACTAACTAAATCTAAAAGTACAGATATTGATCTTACAGATTCAGGCGAATATTGTATTGCACCTAAAGGAACTGTTAAAGCTATATTCAGTTGTTATATTTCATATAAAGATAAATTTGCAATATATAAAAATGGTCAGATAAATGATATTAATGAAAGACTTGAAAAAGTTGAGCCATTGCTTGGTATCACTTATAAACTAGACCATGAAGCGGAACATTTTACGCCCCAATTTTATGACTCGAATGAGAGTGTTGATGCGAAGTATAAGACTAATGGGGATGCAATTATAGAATCTTTTACGCCTGAAGTTAAACAAATCATTGATACAAATGCTTATCCAGGATGTGTTTATAGTGTAAAGGGATATGGCGGTAAAAATTATCGGTTGTATGCCTTTGTAAATAAAGAAAATATTATTATAGAAAAAGATCTTATAGAGGAACACGATTCAAGTAATTCAGCAATAATTGTCGAAGCACCATCTGGTACGGTTAAAGCAATTTTTAGTAGTTATACATCATATCCATTAACTGTATCTAAAAACAACGTATCGATACGAGCTTTAAAAACAATGGATAATGATTTATCTGATATCAGTAATATTATTCACGAAACGTATCCGGGGAGGTATGATACAAGTGGATCTATCTTGGTTGAAACATCGCCTAATTATGCGGTAAATCAAATAATAGATAATACTGAAGAAGGTGCGATTTATGCGGTAAGAGGGTATGGAGGTAATTCATATAGATTATGGGCTTTTACCGATGCTGATGGTAATGTTATTGAAAAATCCGCTCAAGGGCTTGACGAATCTAAATCAGCGGTTCTGTTAGAAGCTCCTTCAGGAGCTGTCAAAGCTATATTTAGCAGTTATGTGGCGTATCCATTGACTGTCTCTAAAAATGGAATGTTTACTCAAATTTTATCCAATAAAAGCCATCTTAGTAGAAAACGTGCAGCATTTTGTGGTGATTCTATTATGATTGGTCAGGACAATAAAGAATCAGTTAAGAGTTTGACATACTATATATCTAAGGAAACTAATTTGAAATGTACAAATTGGGCTAAAGGCGGATCTGTTATATTATATCCATTTTACACGGGGAATGCTTATAGCATATATTGGCAACTCACTCAAGTCGATAAAAATAGTGATTATATTATTCTCCAAGGCGGAGTAAATGGGGTTAATTTAAATGACTCAGGCAAGCCTAATTATGCTCCTATGGGTAGAATTACTGAGGGTTTTGATGAAGAATTGCAATTGAATACACAAATAGGATGTTTGGAGGCGATCTGTAGATATGCAATAACACAATTCCCCGGTAAGAAGATAGGTTTCATCATAACTTATGACATTAGCAATTATGAATATTGGAGAGATAAGGTCGTAAAGTTTAAAGAAGTATTAGATAAGTGGGGAATACCTTATTTAGACTGGAGACATAGTGGAATTAATTTGGCATCCTATGACATAAGAGCTGTATATGGAGTCGACACTTGGAGTGAATATGAGGAGTATAGTAATAAAAAAACTTATAAAACTGATGATAAGGTTATTTATCAATCTAAAGCTTACAAAGCCAACCAAGATATTGACTCTCCCGAGGAATGGGACTCGTCTAAATGGACTCTCATATCATCTGACAGGTATGACGGTTGGCATTGCAATTCTCTTGCTTATCAGCTGTTGGCAGACAAGACAATTAAATGGATGGAGTCTTTGTAGTTCAGTATAGTAACTGGAAAAGTTTTTTTAATATAAAACTGGCGCAGTCTGCCTCTGCGCCAGTTGGCTTATGCCTTAATGTACTTCCATATACTCCGGAGAGCAGGTATCAGTCCAATCCACTAAACTTCCGTAGGAAATTGGCCTCCGGAGAGCCCGATTATTACCCATATTACAGGAACTACAGCAAAAAGAAAATCTAGGGTATCAAACACAAACCGCCCTACCTCTTTGATAGCGTTAGGCTGGGCATTATCACGCCCAACCTAACATTTAATTTTATTGTCATTCATATTCGAATGTTTTTATTAGTTAAACAATTAGGTTTACCGTTTTGTTTTACGTCAACCGGCTCTTTGCTGACGATAAAGAAAGCATTGATAATGCAAATATACGAAAAAGCTAGTTCCATTATTCCATGAAAATGAAACTTTCTATATCGTTTTTTATTTAACAATTCGAATCGGTACAATTCCATCGGTCCAAACAATATCATTTCCGTTCCATTTGAAGTGGATGGACTTTTTTCCTGATAGTTGATTTGCGGAAAAATAATATTCTTTTCTGAAATTGCAGTCATTTTCGTGAGTAACTGTTAGGTGAAGACTGTCTTTTTCTTGTCGTCTTTCAATATCGACTTTATAGGTGGATTTATCTTTTCTTGAAGAAGGGCGTATTACCCGTGTCCTTTCGATTGTTCCCATATTATATAAATTAATAGCCATATTTTATATAAGACATGCAAGATTTGGCATTGTCAAGTTCCGATTCCCAAAATATTCTATCAAACCCTAAAAATAAAGATGATTCTGCGGATTCTATAGCGTTTCTAGCCTGTGAGGCATATTCAATATCGTTTTCAATCCTTTCCTGTAGTTCTTCTATTTGTAGGGACATGTTCAGAATCGTAGAGTTCAGGTCAGTATTCTTGTTTTTTAGTCTGTCCACTTCTTCTCTAAGGTTGTAATTCTCCATTTCTAAATCTTCATATTTGCTTTTGCTGACACATGAACCTAAGAATAGGATTATGAATGTAAGTAATATTGATTGCTTCATAGTGTTAAAATTTAAAGACGAGACAAATATAGCGATTTGTTCATGAATGTAAAATATTTGCATGGAATTTTGTATTTTTGCATCGCACATAGCGATGTGCATCAGGATTTGGACGGTTCCGATATAGTTTCGGACCGTCTTTTTTTTGTTTTCACACTGGTTGGTCTTGTGTATGTTTATCCAATATGTGACAAGGGCGGCTGTCTTTCCCAGATTGCCGCCCTTCCTGTTCAATAATGATTAGTAATCAGGTATAACAAAGGTATACAAAGATATAAAACAATCTTATTAAAAACAATCGGTAATGTAAAATCTTGAGATTTACATTGTAAATTACAATTATATGCGTATTTTTGTGCAAAAAATATAAAGTATATGAAAAGGTTGGTTATAGCTTCATTGTTTCTATTTCCTTTTTTGCGACAAATGCTGTGGGATGGATAGATGTTTAAGATACATGAAAACTATGAGTCTTTTTCTTGTTTTCTATGGAATGAAATATTACTTCCCTAGCTGGATATATGTTTGTTATATCATATATAAAGAATCTGAATAATGTGATTGGTTTGATTAGCCTCTCCCGAGCTATTGAAAAGTTGAATTAAATAAATTACTGTTATGCTACAAAGATTAGAAGTTATTGATTTTTTGCGAGGATTCTCTATTTTTACCATTGTGTTAATGCATTTGTTGCAAAGTTTTCCGATAAGTCCGTTCTTAATGGCTGCTTCATCTTTTGGTGGGGCAGGAGTACATGTATTCATCTTATGTAGTGGATTTGGACTTTATTTATCATATTTAAACAGACCGCTTACTTATATTCAATTTTTGAAACGACGTTTTTTGAAAGTTTATTTGCCGTACATAATAATTATATTGATAAGTGCTCTGATTCCTTTTTATAATACCTCATCGGATAAACTTCTTCAAGTACTTAGTCATGTATTCCTTTTTAAAATGTTTTTCAATGATTTGGAAAGTTCTTTTGGATTGCAGATGTGGTTTGTCTCAACAATTATTCAGTTTTATTTGTTATGGCCTTTGTTGTTGAAACTATTTAATAAATCTACGGGGGTGATTTATGCTTTGCTGATAAGTCTGTTATGGACTACTATTGTAGCGATGCTTGGGAAAAGCGATGTGCGTGTATGGAATAGTTTCTTTTTACAATATCTTTGGGAATTTGTTTTGGGTATGTATTTAGCTAAATGCTATAAACTTAATGTAAAAATAGTCAATTCGTTGAATTTTAATATATTAGTACCTGTCTGTATAATATGTGTTGCTCTTACAGGATTTGCTGGAATAAAAGGAGGCATTTGGAAATTATATAATGATATTCCTTCTATGATTGGATATTTGTTTGCGTTGTTGATTATATATAAATTACATATAAAACCTATTAATGGCTTATTTATGTTTACTAATAAGATTTCTTATGAATGGTACTTGGTGCATATACTGGTCTTTAGTTGTACTTTTTATTATTTGTATAAGTTGGAAACTTTTAGTATGGTAGTAATAGCTGTCATTTCATTTATTCTTTCGTATGTTGTGGCTTGTTTATATCATTGGATTCTTGGTAAGATGAAGGTATGTTGAAATAATAAGATTCATTATAAACAATAAGATCTTGGTGAAATGAAGAAACTGGTTCTTATGGTGCTGGAGGAGAACAGGATATTGCGTGAGATGCTTGCCAAGGAGTGGGAGCGGGGAGGATGTCATGCTCCCATGACTTTGAGCAAAGGAGGAAAGTGATAAAATCAGTTATAAAAGTTGGCGTTTACATTGTGATTGCCAACTTTTTTTTATAGCTTTGCATAAAAAGTATGCAGAATGGGAAATTTCAGCAGGCAACAGGAAGGAAAGAAGGATGTTAGGGAGAAGGATAAAACGAGGCGGGAAAAACTTGCAGGATATTTTTTTGATTTGTCTAAACTCTCATTTGCTGGTCTTGTTATAGGAGTTGTAATACCATTATATTCAGATTTATCGAATGAGAATAATTGGTATTCTATTAACGATTATTTCGGCGGTATTCGCCAATAAGATATTAAAATAACATCGATATGGACGCATTAGGTTTTATTTTTACGGTAGGAATCGTAGTGGTAGGTGGTATATACCTATGGACTTTTACAAAAAGAGGAAAAAAATGGTTAGAGAGCCTATGATTATGGATGCATTGACAACGATTTTTTTAATAACTAGCGTCATAGGTTCCGCATTGGTTATTTGGTCACACACCAAGTCCGGTAAGAAATGGCTTGCAAATTTATAATAAGACAGGAGGTTTATATGGATATGCTTGCTATGACCTATATAATAGGAACTGTTATCGGAGCAGTCTTTCTTATATGGCTATACACAAAGTCTGGGAAAAAATGGCTTTCAAACTTATGAGCAACTATAGCAGACTGCAAGAAGAAAAGAAAGAAAACAAGGAAAAGGACAAGGTAAGACGGGAAAAGCTTGCCGGGTTGTTTTTTGATTTAGCAAAACTTTCATTTGCCGGACTTGTTGTAGGTGGAATAGTTTCCATGAAGCCTGATGTAGATATGACCCTTGACATATACAGGGTTATTATAGGTGGAGTTTCTACCATCATTTTTATTAGAATAGGAAATACAATTTTAAAATAAAGTGGATTATGGACATGTTAAGTTTAGTATATACAATAAGTGCTGTTGTAGGTGGTGGATTTTTGGTGTGGCTTAACACAAAATCCGGGAAAAAATGGCTTGCAAATTTATAATAGGTGCAAGATATAAAGATAGGATTTGCTGTATATAATATGATGGCAAATCCTGTCTTTAAGTTTTCTGTTGACGAAAATTCTTACTCCAGTTTATCCATTTCTTCAAAGTATTTTTTTCTTGTCTTTCGGATTTCATTCATAACCTTCTCATCCTGATTTTTTCCCAGCATCTTTTTCAATTTATTGATATGGGAACGGAAAGTAGTGGTTAGTCGATAACCTTGAATGAATTTCTTTTTCTCTGTAAGCATACGCTTTACCGCATCCGCAAATAGCATTGCAAAAATTTGCATACAAATATAAATTTTAATATGTTTGCTATGTTTATTATTAAATGCTAAAAGAATGAAAAGAAATGTAGTATTCATGTTATTTTTGTTTGTGATTTTATCTTTCATCACAGGCTGTGCGGAAAAGAACAATGAAATTATTCAGGATCCGGATAAAAATCCTGAAATTGACAGTCCGGAAGACATAAATCCCCAAGACTGTATAAAAGGAGCAATTCTTGACAGTATAATTGATGGAACAACAACTGTTGTCTTTTCAAATGGTGTAGCTATAAATTTAGCAGATGACTCAATTTTTGGGCATAGAATTGTTATAGATTCATTAGATTTTGAAAAAGAGCAATGGACTGAAGATAAAAGTGTTGTCATCTATTGCGATTCTGCTTTTGTTCCTGCATTAGCATATACAAAAAGTGAAATATATGCTTTTAGTAAGAAGTCAGAACGAGAATTTGATGTTGTTGTTACCGATTTAAATGGGAATTATTTATCTTCTGTAAAAGATGTAGAAGTTAATGAACCAATATTCTCAAGAGCTTCAACAGCTTTGGATAATATAACAAAAACAGAAGTATGTATTTCAATAACAAATGCTCTTATTCATGCAATAAAGAAAGATCCATCATTTATAATTGACATAGGTTCACTAGCTTTTATTAGTCTTGGCGATGATATTGATGGTATATTTTTGGATGCTTTTGCAACAAAAATAGCTGCAACTTTATCTGGAAGAATTTTTGGATCCGTTATATTTACTGTGGATGTCATAAAAGCCGCTGCTCAAAAATATACATGGTATTGCATAGGTGATTGTACTCCTAAAATATTGCAAGCGCAACAAATTTCACAACATGAAGTAGAAGTTAATATTAATTTTAGCAAAGTTTCATCAGATTCTAGAAAAGCGCCTTTTTATAGGGCTGTTTATTGGTATGTTTCAGATAATCCGTTAAATCAAAAAAAATATTATTCGACTCCTGTTTTATTGCAAAAGAATGGTGACATTATTTTAAATATAGATAATATAGATAGAATAGGACGTATAGGCATGCAGATTCTTGTATTTCCCGATGTCTTTTACAATAATGGATTAGGTTTTATTAACAATGAATTACTTCAGGAATTTTATGGGTATAGAAGTAATATTATTTATTTAGATATAAAACCGATGGCTTCATTTTCCGTTCAACAAAAAAGTATAGAACATATAAAAAATAAATTTAATGTAAAATATTCTGCGGAATTGAAATTTGAGGATGAAAAGGATAAACAATATTATAAAGATTTTGGGGTTCGGTTTGTGTGTGGATCTCATGAATATATGCATTCAATTAAGACTTCTGGCACTAATGGTAAGATAGAATTTGTAGTGCAATTAGACAAGAAAGAATTTAATCTTGATTATAATGAATTTAAGGCTTTGCATCCATATAAAGCTGAGATTTCTGCTTATTATAGTTCAACATCAGATTTGTTTTTCAGAGATAAAAATGAATTACCTATTGTTTATGAAGAAAAGCCTTTCGTTTCCACCGGTGAAGTGATTTTTATAGACCAAACATCTGCCATTATATCGTGTTATTATAAAAATGTTATATTGTGGACTAATGATTTTGGAATGGAATGTTCATCAGAGAATCAAACTATTACAAAAACATTGAATGCGGAAAATGATGGAACGTTTAATGTGGAATTAGTAGATCTAAAGCCAAATACAAAGTATAAATGTAGGGCATATTTTATAATTAATAATCAAAAGAGGTACTCTGACAATATTACTTCTTTTACTACATCAGAACGTGGTGGCATATCACTATGTCCTGATGATAATCATCCGCACATAATAGATTTGGGACTTCCTAGCGGAGTCAAATGGGCATGTTGTAATGTGGGGGCATCATCCCCTGAAAATTTTGGTGGATATTATTCCTGGGGAGAAACCGAAGAAAAAAAAGAATATACTTATGAATCATATCAATATGCTATATATAACCCAGGAATAAAAGATGGTATTTATAGTTTATACGATTTTATTGATATAGGTACTAATATTAATGGCACAGGATATGATGTGGCACATGTAAAATGGGGAGCTGGTTGGCAGATGCCTACTGATGTGGAAATCAAAGAATTATTTGAAGACCCATTAGGGATTCTTGAATCTTCCAGAACAGTCTATAATGGGGTAACAGGGGTGATTGTGACAAGTAATAATGGCAATAGTATATTTTTCCCTTATGCAGGTCATAAATTTGACGATGAAGACGATTACGTGGTTCATACAGAATATAGTTCTGGAAGGAAAGGGTATCGTTTGATATTGACAGAAAAAGGATTAGCATGGGGAAGTAGAGGAGGGGATGGATTCCGTATTTATGGATTCCCTGTTAGGCCCGTTTACAAAAGATAACTATAGTTCATATTTATTTTACACCAATTTTGTAGTTAAAAGAACCGGACTTATCTCCAAGTCCGGTTCTTATGTAATCAGCGGAACGGATGAATCGGGAAGTGCCATTTATTTCATCAGTAACTTTCTACTTTCCATTGTTATTTTCGCTTTTAAGTCCGTTATTTCCTTTTCCAAAGCCTTGTCGTCCGGATTATTTTTTAATTTTTCCTGTTTCCGTCTCAGTTTTTTCAATTCTTTCTTGAAATATTTAATAAAGTCTTCTTCCCCGTTGGATTTCAGCCGTTCCAGTTCGTCACGATATTCAGTCCGTCCTTTCTTCACAAATTCCTTATATCGGTTCCTTTCACTGTTCATGCGGTTGTATCTGTTTTCATATTCTCGGAAATCCCGGTTGATTGCGGATGAAACAATACGTTCATCTGTTCCGCTGAAAAATCGTGGTACTATCGGCAATTGTCTTATGAGATCTATATTCTCTTCATTGCCTGTAGCTGCATCAACTGCTATTGCGGACGCATTGGCTATGTTCTTGCCTATTCCTCCCAAGTAACTGGTAAAAAGATGCTGCATATAAGCCGGATTAATCCATGCGTTGTTCAGCCATCCTCTTTTTACCTCATCACCTCCGCTCATGTCATTAAGAGCTTCGGATATGGCTATGAAACCGGGATTTACTCCTTTGTATACACGCTGATATTCGGGAATGAATTTGTTGTATTCCGTGCGTTTGGCTATTGGTCTGCCTGTAAAATCCTTATTAAATGCAATATCCATTATCGGAGCAAGTAAATCCGGCGCGATACCTTTCAGCAGATCTTCCGGTCCTGATTCCCTCTCTGATTCAGATATGAGATTAATAAAACCTATGGCACTTTGTATTTGTGCTAAGGTGGAAAGTCCTGCACGCTCAGGGGTGATACGGCTGTTAAGAAGTGAATAAAGGATATCTCCCATGCCATAAATCTCACGGAAGAAGGGAGGCAGAGGGATTTTTACATATCCATCTCCAATGTACAGCATTAGGTTGTTTCTGCGAGCATAGTCGTTCTGCTTCCAATAATCATCCTTGTCATCTCCACCATCTGCGCTTACCAATATTTCGTTTAACATGGGGATCATCATTCCGGAAGTCATTATGGTTGCCAACAGGCTATAAAACTTTTTCTGATGTTCTTTCCGCTTCTGCCATAACTGGTATTGTCCTTGTATGCTTGGATTGAAGAATAAAACCCAATGTCCTAGGATGGATGCAATGCCCGCCCAGAACTTGTTCTTTCCTTTTCCTAAAGCTCCTTTCTTATTAAAGTTGACAGTGATGTTTTTTGCGGCATCCACAGATTCTTCTATGCTCATTCCGCTTTTTCGCGCTGACATATATGCATTGAAACGGTTCACATCCTCCACTATCCGGTTTGCCGTCTGGAACCAATCCGCCAGCATGGAAACAGTCTCCATTCCGGGACGGAGCATCTTTTTCAGTCCTTTCAGCTCCTCCAGTTCTTTGTCGTATTCCTTTTTATAATCCTCCAATGTATGGATAGCCGTATATCCTGTCTCTCCACCATATTTCAGGAATTCTTTAAAATATGTATCTTCTTTTGTGTTTCCGGCTTTGCCGGTTATTCCCCGGAATACGGCGTTGAAACTTTTGGGAGTATTGAGGATAAATCGTCCTGCGGCCAATATCCCTTTGTCCAGATAGATCATATTGGCCGCATGGATGGAGTCCCTGACAAAATTAGCTACAGCGAAGTCTGGATTGTTGCTGGTAAGTCCTCCGGCATAGAACCGTTTCACGCTTTTGTAGAATTCGGCCAGCCAGTTAGCATCCGATTCCGCGCTGGTCAGTCCATTCAAGGCCTGTGCGGCTCTTGGATCCCCATTTATGTAAATGTTGTATTCTTTGCCGTTTATCATGACGGGAACGATGTGCTCTTTTTTCTGACCGGGCTTCATTTTCAGCTCCACTCCAAAAGGAAGCCTTCCTCTCCATACTTGATCACCTCTCTTTTCTGCTTCCTTCATTTTCTTTTCAAAATCATCCAGTTTCTGCGCTATCACTTCCGGAGAATCATCATTTTTGATATCCGGCATTATTTCTTCTACGGAGCCGTCAGGTTGTCTTGAGAACCAGGTGTCAGTGAAAGTGGCCAAAGTATTGGGACGGTTGACGATGAAATTGAAAAAACGTTGTTTCATCCTATTGCGGTTCCCTCTTACAATGGCAGATTGGGCCATAGCCGCGATGGTAGCGATAGGATTATCCGCTATGGATTTCCTGCCTTTCGTCTTTTTCTGATTATTCTGTATGGGAGAGTCTTTCCGATTGTAATCGAACACCTGTTCCGCGGTAGTTTCTTCCCATCCGCGTAAAGGTACATAATATCTCATCATGCCTTTTACCTCATTGTATATCTCACGGGACATTAATCCGCTTTCATATTCTTTACGCAGTGTCTCGCCGGTAGCGGCATTTATTTTTTTCCACAAGGTTTCAATGGCATTTTTCCCAGTTTCCGATTCCAAGGAGAAAACCAGATTTTCTGCATATTTTTTGAAACCTTTCTTTATTTTCTTCTCCTCTTCCTCATATTCCTTTTCGGTTATATCTCCATTGTCAAGTTTTTTATCCAGTTCTTCTTTATGCGGTTTAAAGACCAGACCTTCCAGCCCCGAATAATCCTTGTCCGCTTTCAGAGCATTTTTATGGTCTTCTTCTGCCTTGTCTTTCAAAGTATCATACTGTTTCTGTGTGATGTTTTTCTCCTTCAGCTTCTTGTCCAGTTCTTCCATCGCCTCATCATATGCTTTATCCGCATCCCTTTTCTTAAATACTTCGTTTCTTTCAAGACCACTCTTTGCTAGCAGGTACTCTTCCAGCCGTTCTCTTCCATAAAGGTCTGACAACTTCTTGACTTCCTTCATTAGTGGTTCGAAGAAGTCTTTCATGTAGTTTTCGTTATCCACTTTGTTTATACTGCTCAGACGGTTTTCGGCTGTATAGGCGTTTTCATAGGTCCTTGCTTTATTGCCTGTTTGTTTCTCAATCAGATCCATCACGACTTTTAGTGAGAGCATACTGTCTTGGAACGCTTCCTGAAAACCGAATGAGCCGGATTTTATAATATCATTGTATTCCTCGTTTAATCCCGGTTCTTTCCTGAATAGGATGCCTTTATCAAGTCTTGGAGTGTTCCCAATACTTTTGCTTGGCTTTTCTTCTGATCCTATATTGGATGTGAAAGTTCCCTTACGGTTCATATCAAGCTCACCAATTCCCAGTTTTGAACGCATGACGGTTTCCTTTGCCACATCAACAGGGTAGTTTGACTGTTTCAGTCTGTTGTAGCTTTCATAAAGGATGTATCTCAGCTCATTGTCCGTCAGTTCAAATCCCAGATTCACTTTCGCTTTACGGAGCATGTCTATAAAGAAGGCTTTGATTCGTGTCCACAAGGACTGTTCCGCAAAGGTAGCCGGTCCGCGTTCGGATAGGTCTGCCATATATTCTTCAGTTGCTGTACGGATGGATATGTTCTCATTTTCCGCCATTCGGTTGATGGCCTGTCTGATTGATGGTGCGGCATTGTTGTATACATTGTCAAGGAAGGTGTCGAAGTCCTTTCCGAACAGCTCACGCAATCCCTTATGTGCCACCACCTCATGGAATATAGTCGCCTGTGCGTCCTCCACGGATGCTGTGTTTGGCATATATAGATATACCTTGTTCTCCTTTGGTGAGTACCATCCTTTGATATTGGCTCCCGATTCGATACGTCTGCGCGCCTCGCCTTGTGGAAGCTGGTCTTCGGAAGTGATTTTTTCTATAGGTGTATGAAGAGATTCAGAAAGTTCATTCACTGCTGTATTCATGGGAGCAGACACAGAAGCATAAGCCTCCAAAGCGTCGTTTATAAATATCTGGTCTTCTCGTGCTACATCTTCCGTTTCCGAAGCAAGAGTATTGCGGCGTTCCTCAGGTGTCATATTCATACGGGATTGTACATTACGTGCTTCAACTTCACCCGAAAGTTCATTGTATCTGTCGTTTTCTCCACCAAGTCCAAATTTTTCAATAAGAGATTGATACTCATTATAAGCATCCTCATATCCTTCTTTATCATAACCTCGCACCCAAAGATTGAATCCCTTATCAAAGGCATTACGGCTGGGGATAAAGCCATCTCCAAACTCGAATCCATCTGAGTGATATTCATTTACCAAAGCATTATAAACATCCATCTGTGAAGCGTCTTCTCCAAGCTCCTCACGCTTGTCAGCAAACTCTTCAATCATGGACCAGGCATCGCGCTTTTCTTTTAATGCGTCAAGGTGTTTTCTATAAGTCATACTGTTTCCACCACGGGCGAATCCTTCAATTGATTGTACGGCATGCTGTACCTCATGCGCTAAGATGCTACGGAAATCCGCTCTGTCTAGGACAGACTCATTCACACGTATCAAGTTTTGGTTTCCATAATAAGTTGCTCCTGTATTGCTTGTAGGGGCGTTGTATATCTCCACGCGTATTTGCTTCAATTCCGGATACGCCTTAAACAAATTCTCATCTTTCACATAATCGTCAAGATAACGCACGTCATTCGCTTCGTATGTGGCGCGAAGTTCTTCTGCCTTTTCTGATAATTCATCAAAACGGGCTGCCTCTTCTTCCGTCAGCTCTACTCCATCAAACAGTTTGTCACTTAGCGCATCATACTCTTTGCCCCATGACAGGTTGGACCAAAGTCTGTTTCTTCGCGCAAGTCCTTTCGGATCAATCTCAAAATCCTCCACTTCATATCTCCATTTTCCGTCAGCCCCACGTTCCCAACCTGTGGCCTGCTTGATTTTCCTAGCATTTTCTTTTTCATTTGTTTGGAGAAGAGAAACTAATTTTTTATCTTTGATATTGGAAATAGGAGCAGTTTGTATTTCCCCTCTATTCGTTGGACGATTCCGATCTTCTGTTCCAGCATCGGGCGTTGAAGACAATTCAGTCGAGGAGGAAGGATTTATTAGGGCAAGTTCATTTATGAGTTTGCCCTTTTCTATGTGTGTGAGTTTGTGGTCATAATAACGGTTTCCGTCTTTTTCTTCTGCTTCTACCATACGGACTGTATAATCTTCACTGCCAATTTTCAACCCACATATATAATAATGATAAGCCACTACATTGGGATTTTTCTGTACGTCTTGGTTTTCAGAACTATCTATATATATAGCGTTTTCTATAATTGAAGGAATGGCTGCCACACTCTTGATTTGTACAGTGTCGTTAAGCGTGTCGTGCTGCAATATTTCTTTTAGACCACCGTTCTTGCGCCTTCTTTGTAATTGAATGGTTCTTCCTGTGTCTTTGTTTGTGTATTCTCCTTGTAAATTTTTCCCGTATTCCAATGCGTTTTTCTTATACTGTTTTAAATCATCGCTTGGAGTCACTTCTTTGCCCGTAATCTCTACCGGCTCACTCTTCCGCAGCTTCTCAATGCGCCCTTTCTTCGTATTGAAAGCGGATTCCATCTCTCGTGCCACATTCAGGTTATCAAGGCGGGTAGTTGCTTCCTCTGCCTTATCCAGTTGGGATGCGCCTTTCTCTCCAATAAAACGATATCTTACATCCGCTTTTCTTGCATTGAATCGTTTGGAAGGAGGAATAACATTACCTTTGTCGTCACGGGTTATCAGGTCATTCAGTTTTCGGTTGTTTTTTGTATTCTTGTAGCGGTAATCGCTCCTGTCATCATATCCCCATTCGTTGATATCATTTCCGTCCCAATATAGATTTTCGGCTGGTACTTCTTCCTTCATAATTCTGTAATTGCCGTTTAAGACATGTTTTCCATGAACTTTTACATAGGATTCAGACAGGGAAACCCAGTCACCGTTTCTTACCTTTCCTTCTTTCAATGATTTTGGAACGGCACGATAGATGGTAACGGTCGGTTTTTCTCCTTTGTCAATGGCAGACAATGCTTCATTGATTGCGGCGGCACTTTCATTTCTGTATTGATCCCTGTTCATGCGAAGCTGCTCATTTAAGGATTCGCGTATCTGATCTTTGTTTGCGGCAATGTCAACCATGTTTTTATCAATACCTTCCTCATCATAAGAGGGGGCGCGGTGTGCCATTCTGAATTCATCGGCGGAAACATAACCGTTTCTTCGTGCGGATTCGTTTATGATGTCACGCATACGGGCTTCATTATTTTCTTCCATAGCCTTGAAATAGGCCTCATCCATCTCTTCATCCGTCATCAGTTCAAATTCCTTTAGACGCTTCTTTTCCGATTCGGCTTCTTCCTCCGCACGTTTACGGGCGGCTTCCATCATGTTACGGGCTTTCATTTCCTCTTGCACGTATTCATCTCTCAAGGCATCCACATCACCGAACTTTTCATACAGCTCTTTTTTGATCGGAGAAAAAACTTTTACGAATTGCCCTAATGACAGGTTGGAGTTCTGGAGACGCACATTTCTGCTGATTGATTTGAAAGCATAACTTGCGCCACCCAGATTTTTCATTTTCATGGATTGTGCGTACTTTTTTACATCGGCTTCATCAAGGTTGTGCTTGTTGGCGAAAGAGCTTATTTCCTCATTTCCAACCTCGCGAAACCGGATGTCACTGCCTTCGGAAGCAAGTATCTCATTGCTTTCGTCATTCATTGCGCGTAAGCCGGAATATTCGGTTTCAAGTTCCTGCTGTTCCTGGTTCAGTTCCTGTTGCTCGGAGAAAACAGCGTCTCTCTCAACGGAGTCATTTTCGGCTTCTACCAGAATATCCTCCAGTTCTATCTTCCTGTCCTCTATTTCGGCCAGTCTTGTTTCTATGTCCTTCATTCTGTCCGCATTGGCGGATTCTATGGAAGGTGCAAGTTGCACAGGATTCACGCTCTTGTATTCAGAGAACGGCTTTGTCTTTTTTACAGAAGAATCAATCCATTTATAGAACTCATCCTTCGTTACTTCTGTAATGGCACTTATTCGGTTCTCCCAACCGGGAGAATAGTTTGCAAGATAAGAGGAACGTGCTTCATCCATAGACGGAAAACCGTACATTACCTTACTTTCGTCAAATTCACCCTTCTCATTGAGCTGGTCTACTACAAACACATTTCCTTCGGACGGATTGTCAGACAGGAAGATGTCTATATGGTCACCGTCCACGGCTTTCGTGCCACGGATATAGCCGTAGTCGTTGTTCATGGTAATGCTCCATTCCTGCCCGTTGGCATCCTTTCCGCTACGGACGGATCCTTTCGGATTTTCTATGGTAATATCATATCCATCAAGTTTAATGTGACCTTTCTTATAGTTCCCGGCTTCCTTCTGCGCTTCAGTAGGAGAGGTGTCGACCATTTCGCGTGCTTCCGCGATATGGTCTTGTATGGTGTTGTTTGAATTTCCTTTTATTTCCTCTGTTCTGCTTTCAGTTTCTCCATTTCCTGTTTCATCAGATAACTGCTGATTACCCTCAACGCTTCCCTTTGTCCGTCTGCTCCGTTCGCCAGATTGTGTTTCAGAAACTTTTTCTCTATCTCGGTCATAGCCTTCTTTGCTTCCGGGAGAAGGGCGATTATCTCTTTGTGGCTCATCATCCGTAATTTCATCTTTACTTTCCGATAAGCCAGTTCGGTCATTTCTTTCTTTTCCATTGTCTATGGTTCCTTTGGTTTCTACAAATGTATTGATAAATTCGATGTACTCATCCGATTTTTTAAATTCTTCCACCAAATGTGGCATTTGTTCCATAGATGCTGTAATAGCATCCTGTAATTTCTGTAAATCCTCATAGCTCATACCGTATTCTTCCCATGAGGCATTTTCCATAGCTTGCAGGACAGCTTCTTCCTCGGCTGTACGCTCTCGTTCCGCTATGGTTTTGCGGCTCTCTTTGATGTAATTGGCTAATTCCCCTTTGGTATTGACTTGTGCGAGTACATTGATGATTGCGTCACGTCCTGCGTTAGGGTCATTCTGATCAAAGAAACCTGTTCCGTTCTCACGGTCTGTCTGCATCAGATATTCACCTGCTTCCTGTATGGTTACTCCTCCTTTGTCTGCGGACGCAAACAATCCGAAAAATTTCTTTACCTCATCTTTCCCGAATCCGGTTTCATAGGAGAATGAAGACTGGAGCAGACGGATGTTTCCGTTCGCCAGTTGTTGTGCGGCCAGTTCCTCTCCGTTCATTGGTTCTTCCATGGAAAGGATTTCTTCCGCAATGGCATCACCGGGCTTTTCTCGTAAGGATTTGATTTGCCGTTTCACTTCATCCCAATAGTCAATACGTTGCCGTTGTTCGTCTTTCAGAACTTGCCAGTCTTTTTTTGCTTGCACATACTTGGCCTTGTTTGTTCTCATCTTCGGTGCTTTGTCTTCCAGCTTTGCAAGCTGGTCTACAGCTTCCTTTCGGTTTAAAGAGATGAATTCGTCCACCTCTTCCGGTTCCAGTGTTCCGTCATTCAGGTCGGCAATGGTAGCCTCTACAGGAGCTTTGTGATAAACGGGATTGCCTTTTTTATCTACAGGAATAAGGCTCTCTGATTTTTTCATGTTAGCAAGAATTTGTTCCACTCTTGAGGCGGATCCTTGTTTCATGCTTTCTTCTTTCGGGGACAAGGGATCGCCATTTTTTATCTTGTTGGTAATCCTTTCCACAGTTTCGTCACTTACATTTCCAGTGTTCACATAGTTGTCATATTCGGATAAAGACTTCTCTTCTCTTTCTTCCTGAGCATTGCCAATGTCTTTTCTTGAATCATTCAGTTTCTGGGTGTCATATAAGGACTGTTTATAGGTATAATAATCGTCTTTAGTGATAGGGCTTCTACCAACTTCTCTGTCATTATCATCAACCCAGGTAACCATGATTCCATTTACGTCGTTCACATCGCTGTCAATAGTTCCTCTCATGCCATTTATTATCACTTCTTCTCCTCCCTGTGGTACAAGAGACAGGACCTCGGGGCTAAATTTTGAGGCTAATCTTTCAGATTCAATGTTTTTGTCAATATCGGCATATTCCTGCCGTATGGAAGCTTTGTCCGCATTGTCTTTCATCAGCCTCAATTGCTCGTCGTTTACCGTAATCGGTTCTTTCATTCCTTCCATAGCAATAATCCAATTGCCGGATTGATCCTGTCCGATTACAGATGCGGTGGCAAGATTACCGTTATTGTCCATTATGTTGAAGGATTGTCCGATGGATGTAGGTTGCTGTTCCATAATTTCTGCATCAATCTGGTAACTTTCTAGCATTTGAGTGAGAATTTCATTACGGTCGTTATAAGAAAAAGACATATTGGCATCCGGCTTGATTGCCGTTGCGTTATCCATATTGAAGCTGCTATATACAGGCCCCGTCTTTCCATTTTCTAAAGGAACTATCATGAGAGTTCCTCCTGATATTGTCATTTCCCCGTTTGGTCCTAGTCCATTTACCACAACTCCGTAACTGTGCTCCTTGTCTCCGAATCTTCCTAACGGAATAGTGACAACTTGTCCTTGGGGAGACATTTGCTGGACTTTGACAGCCGCCTGTTCATATTCGGAAGCATGAGCCTCATCCAATGCGTCCTCAACTGCGTCATGACGGTCTTTCTGCCGTAGGTAGTCCGTAGCCAGACGTTTGGTCTCTTCGTCCATGACATCCAGCATTTCCGCACGTTGGGCGTCATTGGCACCGGCAAGCGCATCTATGGCTTCATCATCCAGTACGGATGAAAGGCGTTCACGGGAAACTTCCTCACGGAGTACTGTCGTGCGCATGGCTACTGGATCATGAGTTGTATAGATATCCGTTCCCTCTTCTTGTGCTGCCGTGCGCTTTTCGGACTCCTCACGGGTCTGCTCTCCTGCAATGTCCTCCATGGCATTATTCTTCGCAATGTCAAACGCATATTCTATCTCGGCCTTTTTCTCTTCCTTGCTGAGGCTACCGTCATTCATGGTTTCTTTGATGAAAATCCTTATGTCGTCATTGCCACGTTCTTTTGACATACGTTCCAGTTCGGACAGTTTTTCCTGTTGTTCTTTGGTCATGTTTCCGAAAGCCGCATTCATCTTCTGGCGGTGTCTTACCCTTTCAGCCCCCATGCTTCCAAGTCCTAATAAGCCGAAAGCGACGGAAGTGGGAGCCAGTCCAAGGAATGTGTCTATATTGTTGTCAAGGTCTGTGGCTTCTTCCAAGGTCATTTCACCTAACGGGACATTTGCAAGATTATTATACACCTCTTCCATATATTCTTCGGGTAGCCCGTGGAACTGCGCTTTTTTTGCGGCTTCTTTGAAAGTAGGGTTGTCCTTTATCTCCCTGTATAGCTTACCGGCCCTGCTGTTCGTTATATATTTCATGAATTCACTTGCGCCACCGGGAACGGTCTCTTCCACATTCTTCCATATTCCTTTGCCCAGTCCTTTGAATGCGTTGAAAATCATCTCGGATTGGTTCTCAAGAAAAGTGGAAACGATTGATTTGCCGATGGCTTTACCCATATCCATTCCTCCTTCACGTCCTTTATAGGTCAGATTTCCATCCTTATCAACATCAAACAGAATATTTCCTATCATTCTGTCTTGTGCTCCTGCTGCGACACGTGCCAGTCCTGTGCTCCCTTCCATTCCTGCTGCGGCCAAAGCGTCTCCGGCAAGACGTGCCCCCATTTTTGACATCCCTTTTTTCATGGCGGACGCGCCGAATTTCTTCATACCGTATTTTAGAATGCTTTTGGCTATTCCCTCACCTGCCGCCGATATCGGGTTTATGGCGAATTCCAGCATGAACGGGATACTGGCTCCTGTGGTTTGTCCAGCCTTGTATCCTCTTCCCAAATCGGAGGAATAATAGGCGTTGACCGCCATGTTGGTGACAGCGGCGTCAAGCAACTTCTCTTCAGAAGGTGAGAGCTTTTCTCCTTTATCCGCTTTCTCCACCACATTCTTCAGACGGATGCCGCCTATCATGTCGGATATGCCCAAAGTCCATTGTTTGGGATCAAATGCAGTATCAGCGAAACCACGCGCTAGACCGCTAAAAAAGTTTGTTTTCCCTTTCTTCCCGGCTTCCTCTATTATATTGTTCGATTCATCAATAAGGTTTTTCGCCCCTTCCAGATAAGTCCTTTCTCCTCGGTACTGTGCTAATGTAGGATCTTCCCTCGTATTCATTCTGGCATTTACCATCGCATTACCGGAATCGTCTCTTAGTATTTTCTTTTGTTCAGTAATCTTTTCCTCTATGTCATCAAGGTCTTTGTTTACTTCATTGGTCAGGGTGTTAAGATGGGAGCCTACGCTCTTTTTGGCAAATCCGGCAAGGTCACGTTTCATGTCCGTACCATAACGTGAGGTTATCTCTTTATTGTATATGTCCTGATATGGTTCTAACTCCTTGCTTATGACCTCTCCGTAGGCCTTTTGGAACGCTTCGTTTGCTTTTTGGTTGAGTTCGTTCCCCTTATATTGTTGTGACAGCTTCCTGTATTCGTCTGAGGCAAGAAACCGGTTGGCATATTTGTCTTGAATCTCCTTCTGTATTCCGGCCATTTCTTCCGAAAGCTGTCTTCCTCTTTCTGTCAGGGCGAACCGGTCACGATAGTTATTGTATACATCATTCATGGACGATATGGCACGTGGGGTATATTCCTTGTCCAAGTGGCTTTCTTCTTTAACCGTAAATAGTTTGTCCAATTTTCCTTTGTCCATATCTACTTTCAATCTTTCTCCCAAATTTATCGGAGAAAATTGATATCTAGCTGAAACCTCCGTCTTGTCTGACTCCATTTGCGATGTGGAGGGGGTGATAAACTGAAAGTTGTCTTTTGAATGCACTTGTTCACGTAAACCGGGACGTGTGCTGGGATTATAGTTTCTCATGTCAAAAATCCTGTCCGCTTCCGCTTGTGTTCCGACACCACCTGAATATGTTCTTGAAACAGGGTCATATCCGTTGCCTGTTTGAAAGTAATCAGACTTTGGAGTTTGAGGGGTGTTGTTAGGTTGCTGTATTTGTACAGAGGAATCAACTGGTTGCATGAATTGATTAAAATCCTCATATGAGTCAGAGTATCCGGTCTTATCCTTTAATACGTCATATACTTTCTTTCTGGCTTCCTCATTTTCATCCATGAATTTGTTAAAATCCTCATATGAGTCAGAGTATCCGGTTTTATCCCTTAATACGTCATATACTTTCTTTCTGGCTGTATTATTATCTTGCATGATTCATGTTATTTTAGTGACCAACTATTATTCCCCTTCAATGACCATGATTTGTTTTCCGGTTTTGAAGAGGGATTGAACGCTTCTCCGCTTTCCACTTTTTGCTGTTTCCCATAAATGGAGAGAATATAATCTCTCATGCCTTTTATGGATTTGGGGCGTTCATCCGCCTGAAGGCCGAATGTTTTTTCCAAATCGTTATACATTAGTGCGACATCTTCATTTTTATTCAGGTCATAGGCTCTTGTACTGCCGGAAAAGCCTTTTTTTCCACTTATGCGATATGAAGGATATTTATTTTTTTTGCCATTTTGCTTTTGAGAATCATTATCTATTCTCATTAGACTGATTCCCTCTGTGGCTTTATTATGTCTTTCGATTTCCGCCTGTTTAGCGGCGTTTTCTTCCGCCTTACGTTTGGATTCAGCCGCTTTTGCAGCCTGCTCGGTTTCAAACTTATATGTGTTCCAGTTGTATTCCCGTTCTGCTGCTGCTTGTTGTGCCTTCCATCGGTCTTGACGGGCCTTCTCTACATCTATTCTCGCTTGCTCGGCCCTGTCACGTGCGATCGCTCCGATATAGTCCTGATAATTCTGACGTGACAGATTGTCCCTGTATTGGCGTATTCTGTCAATACGTGCTTGGCCTTCACGTCCGGCTCCTGAAAGATTCATTGACGGATTGCCTCTTCGTGTCCTTACCACATTCACCAGATTGGCCAGAACACTTCCTACAGCATTGATGCTCTCGGCGGCACGTAAACGTCTTTCGGCGTTAATCCTGTCTTCCTCGCTTTGTAACGGGTCCCTTCCTCTCAAGGCTTCTGCAAGTTCGGTGTAAGATAATCCCTCTTGTCCTTTTTGCTTGCGATAAGAAGCCACTCCTGAGAGGTATGCGGCCGGTGACAGCTGGGGATGAGCCGCATAGGCTTCTTGTGCGCTCATTTCCTGCCACGGCTTTTCTGTACCAGGAAGCTGGACGGGAAGCTTGTCCGCATTTTCCCGTTCTTGAACGGTATTGACTGTAGACACACTCGTCGCAGGTTTTTGAACAGCCACCGTGGAACGTAACGGCAACTGTTCCCGTGCGTTTTCCTCAGCTTGTCTCGCCACAGACTCATCATGGATCTGCCGCTCTTCCTCCGGATTGACAATGCCGGCAGCTTCTTTTCTTTTTTGATAATTGGTATATCTGTCCGTAACTGCCATACCTGCTATTTCTTTTTAGTGATTTGACTGGCTACAGCACCGCCTATGGGGCCACCGAAAACAGTGGCCGCAGCCGTTATACCTGTATTGAGAAGACCTCCTAATGCCGATGATTCCTGTTGGGCCTGTTGTTGTTTCACATTATTGATAGCCTCCGTATATGATCGGTTTGCATCCAGATAATTTTTCATGGCCTGATCTTTTTTGGCAGTGGCGGTTGAGGCTATTCCGGCCGTAATATTTTCAAGTGACTGGTTGGCTCCCTGCTTCTGCAAGGCAACGCTCTCATCTGTAGCACCTGTTACAGCGGCGCTTCCTGCTGTCCGTTTGTTGTTTGCCATCAGCAGTTCTCTGGCTTGACGCAGAGCCGCCTGATTCGCACTGTCCTGAAGAGGATCAGCGTAAGCCTGTTCCTGATAATAGTTCATTTCAAGATCCTTCGCCTTTTGAAGATCTTTGATTGATTCCTTATAGGCTTTATTGCCGCCTAGAACACTGGATAAAAATCCCATAAATCGTAAATTGCACTTTATTATTTAATATCAAAAGTAATCAGTTACATTTGTATCATGTTGATATAATGCAAGACGGAAGTATATTGTATAAGGAAGGGGACAAGGTGGCTCTTGATGGAACCTCATGGAAAGGCACGGTTGTCAAAGTTGAGTCGGACGATAATATATGCGTGGAACTTGACAATGGGATTACCATGTTTGCCCGTCCGGAATTATTGCATCTTTGCACTAAGGAAAACACAAAGCCTCTTCATGATGAAAATGGTAAATTTACAATAGGACATCCAAAGGTGGGGGGAGTTAAAAAAGGATATAGGACTGTCCGTCATTATCGAAACAAGCTTATGGAGCAACTGGCTCCGTTTATTGAGAGTATGGGAGAGATAATAGAGGCTATTGATGATCCTAGTGATAAAGTGCTTGCTGTTTCCCGAATTATCAAATATGCCATGCCGTCTCTTTCGTCCGTAGACTTTAAAGAAAACGCAAAACGAGATCTTTCAGCGGAGCAGAAGATAGCCCAGCTCAATGCAAGGTACAGAAACTTGCCTGATCCGACTGCCGATGAAGAAGGAGAGGAAGGGCATGAAGACTGACAATATTGGTGTATATTTTGGAAATTGGATAACCATTGTATTACAGTTGTCATATTAATTTGTGTTATGTAATAATCGTAATACATTTAATATATGGCAGAAATAATCAATTTTAGACCGACTCCGGATGTGGCGCAGATGATAGAGAGGCAGAAAGCAAAAGGCGTCAATATCAGTCGTTGGATTAATAATCTTCTTATAGGTGCGGATAAACAGGCCGACAGCTTGAATTTGCAGATTTATACAATACCTGAAGACGGGATAAACCTGTATGACAGTACAAAGTTAGCTATTGATCAGATGATATCACTTCATTCGCTCCCATTCAGCCGGTTGAGCATATCTAGGTACAGGGAGGCCAATGATATTATAAAACAAGCAGGCATGGATTATTATCGCTTTAAAATAGACGAAGATAACTATATCTCGATAATAGCGGTGAACAGAGAAGAGGCTTCTGTGGAATTTTCCCGATATTATATGAAATCTGAAAATAAGGAATATGTCCGAACATCCGTACCATTACCTGTTTACAGGTTTGATGTCAAGAACAAGGTGGTAATTATTATAGCAAGCGAATAATGGAAATATGTAAGACAGATACAGTACGATTGCTCAGACTGTTAAAAGAAGCGGCCTTAATAATTGAAGACAATTGTAGAGGCATACGTTCGCTAGATAAGGCCAGACAGTTGCGACAGATGGCAAAGAAAATTCAACGGAAAAAATAATTCAAATCAAATATAGATATGAGCAAATATCAAACAGAAGCTGGGATAGAATGTACTCCCGAAGAAGATAAGTTAATTGACTCTTTGAAACGACTTGCAAAAAAGTGGGAAAAGGACGGTAAACGCCTTTGGCTGTATTCAGCCAGTGGTTCACTTCATGTAATGATGCATGGAGATACAGACTATAATCCTACACCGGAATTTACGCAATATGGAGGCAGCAACATTGAAAATAGTGTAACTACTATTGATGGCGTATTAAATGATGGTGGAGACTGGTAATAAGAAAGATATGAAACAGACAGTAGAAGCAGCAGCAAGTGAAAATATCCTATTTAATCATAGGACAGTTGACAGAACTTTGTTTGGTAAAGATTTGGCAAAATTTGGAGAGATAAATTTTATTCAAGGAGCCGAATGGCAATCCAAGCAATCACCTTGGATAAGTGTGAAGGAGCGATTGCCAAAAGACTTTAAACCAAAACTAATCCTTTTAAAGAATGGGAAAGTTAGAACTGCTATTTTAGATTCTGATTATCATCCCCATAATAATGAATTTGAAATTACTTATTTTTGGCATGACAGAGAAGCTAATGAGAGTTTTGCCTTAGAAGATGTCGTTGCATGGATGTCTATCCCGTCTTTCGATGAGATATTCGAAGCCAACAGGGATGTACTGAAACGAATTAAAGAGAAAGAAGATTAA